ATCTTGATGGTTTTGATTCAGATGATTCTAAATACAGACACGTTTTTAATTCTCCAGAAACATCATTTGGAAGTCCTTTCCTTGGAAATGTGCTGAAACTTGAGAATGTGATGTTTGGAGCAGGTAGAGCTCATTTTGTTGAAGTGAAGAAAAATGCAATGTACAAACTCATCACCAAGGAAGCACAGGAAGATGCTCTTGCATCAAGTGAGAATATTGCAGTGATGACTGGTACTCTTGATGCAGCTGCAATGTTTGCTGCATATCAATCATATTTGCAGATATATATCAATGGTATCACTAGACAAAACTATGGGTATTCGTTTAACTCTATAGCTAATTATGGTTACTCTGCTCCAATTAATAATGATCTAGGAATCAAGCAAAGACAACTAGACATACAACAATATCTTATTCCTGGTGTACAGAATGTTGGTGATAACCGTAATGTAAATAATTTCCAGAGAGAATCATCAGTTTATTTAAAAACTGATAAAGATAGAACACCTTTACCTTTTCCTAGCAAGACACCAAGTATGCTACTTTCTTCTGGTGCAAGTCTTGTTTCTGATAGTTCTAGATTTGTTATATCAGATAAAGGTAACTGTTTGAATCCTGCTAAAGAGGAATTAATTAATGTTGTTAGTTACTATGCTTCACTGAAGAACATATTTGTTAACCAGTGGGGTCAAATGTATTCCTATAAAACAATTGATACAGGATTTCAGTCAATCTTTGATGAGATAACATCATCCACCATATTCACAGTTTTTGGTGGAGATACATTCATTACTAGATTCTCATTTAAAACTAAGCTTCCATTCTTTATTGATAATAGAGTGGGTGCACCTGATGATAGTGACATATTCTATGATGAACTTGGAAATGTTGCCTATCCTAAATACTGGCATTCTGCAAGATCAATTCTTACTGACTTTGATGTTTCTAGTGGTACAACCCCCACTTTAAAGAATATTATTTCCTATAAATCTCACAACTTTGATTGTCCTAACAGTCAAGCAGATAATCCAGGAAATATTGGAAGAACATATTACGATGGTAAAATGTACATGTTTGCCTATGGTGTACCTACGTTTTACTGTGAGTCGTCAGTGAACGTGGACCTTAGGCAAGCATATAATAATAGAGAAGGTGATTTCTGGCCTCATGTTAGTACAGGTATTCCTGATGAATGGTTCCAAGAAAGTTTTGTAACAATTGCTCAGGACAACACTTATTATTACAATCCTGGGTTCTCTAAACAAAATGAAGAGAACTTCTTCTCACATCTCCCTGTAAATTGGAATAATAATCAATGTTTCACAAACTTCCCATTCAGAGCTATTTATTCTGATAGGCAACAAAGTTTTACAGATAACAGGATAAACAGCTGGTTAATCTATCGTCCTGTAAGTTTCTTTGACTTCCCACAGAATTATGGTAATTTGGTAAGTTTAGATGGTATACAGAATAGAGCTGTGCTTGCCAGGTTTGAGAACAAGAGTTTGTTGTACAACACTATGTTGACAATTGACACTAGTAATCCTCAAGCTGCGTATGTAGGAAACGATACATTGTTCAAGAGTGCTCCTCCAATTGATTTTGCAGAAACTGATTTAGGATATGTAGGAAGTCAGAACAAGATGCTTCTTAAAATACCTCAAGGACAGATCACTGTAGATGCTAAGAGGGGACAGGTGTTCTTGATTTCAGGTAATGGTGCTACTGATTTGTCAGCATTTGGTTCAGGAGTTAACAGGTTCTTTACAGACCATTTGGCTTTTGAAATCCTGAGATATTTCCCAAATGTAAACACAGATAACCATTTCAATGGTGTAGGTTTACATGGAGTGTATGATAGCAAGTATGACAGAATTATAATTAGTAAGCTAGATTATATACCGCTTAGGAGTGATATTAAATATGATGGTGTAAATGAGGAATTTTACATAGAAACAATCACTCCTCAGGTTCCTTATTCTACGCCAACCACTACTAGCACAACGACACTTGTTCCTGGAACAACAACCACCACTACAACAATGTCACCAATTGTGGTTCGTACTATAGTAGAATTGACTGATCCTAATTATTTCTGTAACAAATCATGGACTCTGTCATTCAACTTCAATACAAAAAGTTGGGTGAGTTTCCACAGCTATATCCCTAACTGGTATATTGCTGAGAACAACTTCTTCTACTCTGGTATAAATGGGGGATGTGATTTAGAAATTTTGGCTATTGAGGAGATACCTACACCATCAACAACCACAACCACTTCTACAATTCCTCCAACCACAACAACAACAAGTACAACTACTCAAGCTCCACCAGATTGTGACCTAGATGGAACTGCAGATATAGTGTATACAACAACTACCACTACAACAACTGCTACCCCTCCAGATTGTAATCTTGATGGTACAGCTGATGTAATATATACTACCACCACTACAACAACAATAGCACCATAAAATATAATATATGGCACAAACAGTATTGATAACATTAACCACAGCTGGTGCTGATACGGGACCATTCAATCTGTATTCAGATGCAGATGGTTATGTTGCAGCATTTGAAACAGGAGTGGCTAAAGCATCTCTTGTATCAGGATATACATCTATACTTGTTCCTGATGGAGCAAGTATTATAAGAGTGAAGTCAGTTAGTGCACTGTGTACAAACTATATTGATATACCTATTTCAGGAATAACAACTACAACTACTAGTAGCAGTAGTACAACAACCACAACAACTTCTCAAGACTTAGTTGATGTGGTGTTGTATGCTAGGCACGATCCAGGAGCTTCCACATTCCCTCTATTAGCATTTGCATATTCTGTAGATGGTGGTTCAAGCTGGACAGCTATAGGATCTTCCTTTAGTGACACAAGTTGTACGCAAAGAGCAATTATTAACATTCAAAGAAATACAAGCTTGTCTGTAAAGATTACAGAAGATGGAAATGTTAATAATGTATGGCAGAGCGCAAGAAGCACATCAGGATGTCCTGCATTCTCTGGAACAGCTTGTGCATGGTCTGCTGTGACTAGCAATAATACTATTACTTACTATTTCACTGTAAACGGTGATAACCAAGGAGTTTGTTAATAATGGCTAAAACAATTGTCATAAAGTTAAAAAAGGCTGGAAGTAGACTAAGTATATTCTCAATATCTGATGATAAGGGGAATGTGCTTGCTACTAACGTACCTAAGAGTGAGCTCATTTCAGGACTTGCTCTAAGTGTAGATAGTTCTGTGAACGTTGTAGTAGTTAGTTCTTCTGGGAAAGATTGTTGTTCTTATTCATGGAACATACCTATTTCAACTGCTACAGTTGAGGAAATCGCAAACATTCAATACACAGAATCAAATACAGCATCTCTCTGGAGACATCTTGCCAATCCTGTAATATACAATACATATTACGGATGCATCAGACCATACATTATTGAATATCCATTCGCATATCAATATAATGATGAGATTCTTCAGAATGTAAAAGATTATACAAAAGCATACACCTATCTTCCTTCAGATGATGGTGTATTTAATGATAATAGGAAAATATCTATCAACGGATATTTCAACAAAGCAGTGTTGTACAATGATCAACAGAGTACAGGAATACTTGAACTTGTTGCCAAACCTATGAACAACCTGAAGGAATACTTGAAATATCCTGTATACAACGCTGATAGTAAGACAATTACGTATACAAAGAGTGATAATTTCTATCAATATAATACGTTCTGGGGACTAGTAAAAGATAAATCCCTACCTTTGTTTACAAAGAGTTGTGAGTCTATGTCTATAGACAAGATTGTAAACCAAGCTAATATGGACTATTCCAAACGCAGTTTCAAAAAAGAACCTCTAAGAGCTAAAGATTTAAAGGTGAGACATATTCTAGATGACAAATCTAATGTCCACCTAACAAGCCAATTTATTGTTACACCAAGCCAAATCTCTTACAAATAATGGCAAAGAAGAAAACACAAGGATGGTTAGATGCCTATGATGATGAGTTACAATTAGGTGGATTTGTCTATCCAACTAACTATGTACCACAAGCAGAGAATGGCATTGAGGGAACAATGGGTGGATTGACAGATCAAGGCTTTGATTATAATGGTGCATGGGGTGGTCCTTCTATGCAAAATGGTGGATTGACATTTCTTGAACCAACAAGTAGAAAGTTACCAAAAGGACATGTTATTCCAAAGATTGATCCTAGTACAGAGTTAGCAATTTCTGTAGGTGGAGAGGATGGAGAACCAGCTTATTTAATTCCATCTTTTAAGTATGGTAAATATTTAACAGATAAAGATGCTAAAGCTGAATTTAATAAAACAGGAGAACATCTCGGTGGTCCATTTAAAACATGGCAAGAAGCTGATGAGTGGGAAAGAACAGTGAGACATCCTTATGTAGAGAAAGGACAAAACATTCCTACACCTTTTAGGAGATGGGGGAAAGATTATCAAATGGGTGGAACCCTTCCTGGCTCTACAGGATTTCAATACGCACGTACAGGAGGAATTCCTTCTAATGGTCCTTATGCAAAGAAGACAAAGGCTAGTGCACAGAATGGTAATTGGTTAAATAAACTGATAGCAGAAAATGTATATCCTTATGGTGGATTTGGACACAGTGAATCTGAATATAAAATTGACAACTCTATACAAAGAGGATTAAGTCAACAATTAAAGGATGGTGAACTAACCTTAAAAGAATATAAAGAAAAAATTGCACAAAATTCATATAATAAAAAAGGAAAAAAGTTATCTGAAACCTGGAATAGAAAAATGTCTATGCCAACTGTCGATCCTTCTAATTTAAATGCATCTTATGATGCTTTATATATACATCAAGGATTGCCACAAAAGCATAATTCATTTATTAAATCATCTTATAGACCAACAACTTCTAAAGATCCAAATTCTGCATACTATTCTTTGTCTCCAGAATTGGAAAAAGAAATCTTAGAAGATCTAACTACTTATGGAAATAAAGACTTTATTAAATCTTCTGAAAAAGAAAGAAAGGTTAAAGGTAGTTTAGTTGCTCAAGGAGCTTTGAAGAACTTTAAATATTCAAAAGGTAAAGATGAGAAAGGTGATTATATATCGTACTATGATATAAATGATTACGATAATCCTCTAGATTGGGTTGGTAACCCTTTTGAAATATATGGTAGAATATATTTAGATCCTAAAACAGGAAAACCTAAAATGCAGAATGGTGGAGAAATGAAATACTACCAAGAAGGACTAGATTTCAAACCTAAGACTATCAGTCAGGATGGATCAATCATCACTCCATATGGACAGTGGGAATATCCTGGTGAGATTACAACTATCCCCTCCAACAATATTACTATGGAGGGTGTTCCATATCCTGTTCTTGGTGTGAGTGATACAGGAGAAACAAGGATGATGTATCCTGGTGAGAATTATACATTTGATGGTACATATGTAACAGAATATCCCATGGCAGCACAAGGGATAAGTGTAAATAGAGCTGATGAGGCTCCCCTGAAAAAATTAGACCAACTACTGAACTTTACAAATTATAATGACATGGCTAAAGCTAAACAAGGTAAGAAATTACCAAAGTACCAAAATTCAGGTAAGCCTTTGAAGGCAGATCTTCAAATGCCTTCGTTCATGAAACCAATTAATCTGAATAAAAAGTCTACACTTGGATATACACCTATTGGTCTTCCTGATAGTAGGTCTGAAGATATAGTGAGTCCATCTGTATACGATATCACTGGAGCAAGTAGATATTATGGAAAATCTCTTGGTAACAAAAAACCATCCAAGAGTAGCCCAACAGGTGATATTTTAGGAGGTGTACAGAACATTATATCAGGAGCAGCTCAATGGAAAGAAGATGCAACTGATGTAAAAAGAGCTAAACAGTGGGGTAAAATTTCTGATCTTGCCGTAAAATCTCTAGCTACAACAGAAAGAGAAAAAAATAAATGGGTTCGTCCAGAAGACTACGTACAAAGTTCAAACTATGGAACTGGTAAGAGTGTGCTTGGGTCTGCTGAATATGGTATGCAGGTAGGTGGTAATCTTACAGAGATTCAAAACATGTACAATCCTGGTGATTTATATTCTGACTTGGGATATGAACCCATGGAAGAAAGTGATAAAGTTAAACAGTTTCAGACTGGTGGAAACATATTTTCTAATTGGCAACAGGGATTTCTTGATTTTGGTGCACAAGATGCTGGAACACTTGGTGGTGGAATTGGTAGTTTTCTAGGTGGTGGAAGTGGTCAAGAATCAGGTGCTAGTAGAACTCTTAGTGGAGTGGGACAGGTTGCTGGAACACTAGTAGGTGGTCCACTTGGTGGGGTGGTAGGAAGTGCCTTAGGTGGAATTGTTGGTGGTGTTATTGGTGGAGGACAAGAACAAAAAATCAAAGCCCAACAACAAAAAATAAACAATTTTGGACTTCAGCAAAATGTCCTGGGAATGCAAAATAGGCTATCTGGATATATGGAAGATGGTGGAGGACTCAAATATCTGAGCAATGATTGGCAGCCACAAGTGATTGCTAAGTTTGGTGAATATGATTTGAAAGACTTACTTGCTCCTCCAAAAGATGCAGATATGCTCAGAGCTGGCGGTCATCTTAAGAATTACACAGAACCCAGTGAAAGGGCTATGCAAACTTACGCAATGGGTGGAGATTTACAAATAGATAATAGAGGAGATATAGATTTTATAGGATATAATCCAGAAGCAGCCAAAACAGGAGCTAGTGGATATATAGGAATAACCAGAGGTCCTTCCCATGATAATGGTGGATTTAACGTAGCTTATGGTGGAAATAAAGTGGAAGTTGAAGGAAATGAAACAGTGATGGAGAAGAAAGAAGGTGGAGTATTAGGCTCAGATAAATCTATGTTGATTCTTGGAGATATGTACACTGGACCATTTGGAGAAGAGATTTTAGAGGGTGTTAATGAAAAGGTGGCTAAGAAAGTATTGAAAGGTAAAAATATCAAAGATGTCAAGTTTAAACATCTTGGTAATGAAGTGGCTAAACTGACTGGAAAATTGAACAAAGCAGAGAGTAAGTTCATAGATTTGGCTGACTCCGTAGATGGTGATTCGATTGATGATCAGTTAAAACTAAGTACAGCTAAGGCAGGGGAACTGGGAGTTAAAATGCAATATAAAGAATTGAATAAAATTCAGCAAAATGCAGCTGATACCCAAACTGCATACCATGATGCTGCGAAAGAACGTGGATATGATGACACTCCTACATTCCTATCAGATATTAAAAAGGGTAAAATGAAACAACAAGCAGCTATGGGCAGTAAGTTCTCAATGGCACAAGATGGATATAAAAGTAGGTACGATCTTCAACCTTGGCAGGGTAATAAATATGGTCTTGGTAAAAAAACAGCATCACAATTCACTACACAACAATGGGATAAGATTGCTGATGAACTTGGATTTACAGGAAAAGGAAACAAAGAGTTTCAAAAATTTCTTGTAAACAATCCTAAAACTCTTCCATTTATTATACAAAGACACAAATCTCTTTATGGAAAAGCTCCATTTATAGATGAGCTTCTTGGAGCAGGGTGGCAAGGTGCTTCTGATTATGACAAAGTTCCTCTTCAAGAAAACCCTATTCAGCCAATTGGAGATATTCCAGAAAAAGTAAAAGAAACTCCTGGTAGCGTAAAAGTTACTCCTATCAAAAAGCCTTCCACCGCACAAATGTTGTTGAGTCAGGTGCTTCCTTTAATGAGATTTAGTAATCAGGAAGATTTTGATTATCGTCAAATTGCACCAGAACTGTATTCCATGGCAACAAATCAGAGAGTACCAGTGCAGGCCCAAACCTATATGCCCCTGCTTGAGGACATCACCTCAGTGTCTCTCCAGGATCAATTGAATGAAATCCAGGCTCAAACTAATGCTGCTATGAGGCTTACAGGAAACAATCCTGCTGCCCAAGCAGCTATTGCTTCTCAGGCTGCTGCAGCCAAAAATAAGGTTCTGGGTGAGCAATTGAGAATTAATCAACAGTTGGAGTTGGATACAAAGAGAAGGAATCTTGGTGCTTTGAATGAGGCAATGCTCAAAAATCTAGCTCTCCGAGATCAGCAGTACGAAAGACAATCCATAGCTGAGTCTAAAACAAAGCAAGAATCTAGAGAAGCTCTTAGTTCAATAGCTGAAAAAATTGCAAAACATAAGCTGGAAAATAGGACTTTGGGTGTATATGAGAATATGTACAACTACAGATTTGGTCCTAAAGGACAGGCAATTAACATTAATGCTCCATATGAGTTTTCCACAGATAGGTATGCCTCTACAGATAACCTGATACCAGTTAAAAACACAAAAGGTGACATTATAGAATATAAAGTAAAAAATGATAATGTGTCCAAGAATGGTTCACTTGTCAAAGCGATCAAAAACTTATAACTAATTCAGTTATACCAACTTAACAGAAACCGTTACAGTCTCTTGGTTGGTATAATATTTTAAATTAAATTTGCTAACTTAATACTCATGGCAAGCTTTACAGACGCAATATCACAGTTTAGACCCTACGTATCTCAACTTCCCGTGGAAGCAATGAGGGAAGTAGGTATGTATAAACAGGCCAAATATGAGGAAGGGGTACAAAAAATCCAGGGAGAAATTGACAAAGTTGCTGGAATGGATGTTGTCAGAGATATTGACAAACAGTACCTTCAATCCAGATTGAATGAACTTGGTAGCAAACTTAAAACTGTAGCTGCTGGTGACTTCTCCAACTTTCAATTGGTTAACTCTGTAGGGGGTATGGCTAAACAACTCATCAGAGATGAGAATATTCAAAATGCTGTAGCTTCTACAACCAAGTACAGAAAGTCACTTTTGGAAATGGAAGCAGCTAGAAAAGAGGGAAAATCATCTCCTTCAAATGAGTATGTTTTTAATACAGCAGCTAATGAATGGTTAAACAGCAAAGATATAAGTAGACCATTTGGTGCTACATATAAACCCTATACTAACTGGAAAAAGGAAGCAGTTGAGGTATTAAAAGCTCTTACAAAAGATTCTACCATTACAGAGGAAATGTTCACTCCTGATGGGAGGTTGGCAGATTATGTTGTAAAAAACAAATTTGCAGGACTGTCTCCAGAGAAAATTCAGGAGGCATTGTTAGTAGGACTTACACCTGCTGCAATGGAGCAAATGCAAATAGATGGTATATATACATATGCTAATAAAACTCCTGATGAGTTTAAGGCCACTGTATATAATGATTTTAAACAAAGAGCTGACTATTTTATTAAGCAAAAAAATGCTCTTGAGAACGCAAAGCTTAACACGACTTCTGGAGAACAAATTCAAAAACTAAATCAACAGATCTCTTCTCTGGATAAAATGATAGCTGGTGTTCAATCCCAATATGCAGGATTAGCAGAATCTCTGGAAAAAGGAAATGTAGAAGGAGCTAAAGCTAACTTGTTCACAGCCAATCAGTTAACCAATTTTGCTAAAGCTTTTTCTTTTACAGAAACTGAACAAACCTTTGGTCAGAACTATGCTGCTGAGATGGCATTTAAAAGAGAACAGGCAAATAAAGATTGGCAAAAGTTCATGCTTACATATGAGCAAACAGAGAAGTGGAAAAAGAAAGAATATGAGCAAGAGGAAAGAAAGATTAAAGCAGAAGCAACACCTATGTATGGTGGTCTTCCTCAACCTGTTTCTCAAGAGGATCTTCCTAAATTCACACTTGGTCAAATTACAGAAACAGTTAATAGAACAAGAACTGAACTAGCTAATAGTGATGCAGCCTTTGCAAAAAGGAACAATAAAGATCCTAATAAATCAAATGAACAATGGATATCAGAACAAAGAAATAAATGGCAAGAAGGAAAAGCTGATCCTACAATAGCAGCCTACTTTAACCAAACTGAGGGTAAAAGAAGAAATATGGAGACGGACCAGAAGATGGTTCTAGATATAGAGAGAGAAGCTAAAAATAAAAAATACATTGTTGACGGTAAGGAAGTTTCAGCAGTTGATCTATCTACAATAATCCCTGCTGGTACAACAGGAATGAGTATTAAAACTACAGGTGGTAAAACTCTTAATTACACCCCACAGGAACTTGTTGAATTTAATGCAAAGAAAAGTGCTTATATATCTTCAACAGGAGGTGGTCCTGGTGTGAGACCTGTGGTAACAGTTAATGATGCTGAAGCTAGAAAGGATATGTCTGATAAAGAATATTCCTTATTTAAAATATTTACAAAGACAGGACCTAGAACAGCTGGAGATGAAGCAGTTATTAAAAAGCTCCAGGATATTGGTAAAGTCACTGGATCAGCTCATAATAAACTTATTGCTGCTCAACGTGATTATATAGCAGATGAAGTGACTAAGAGAGTGACAAATATGCAAGGGGTGAAGTATAGTTTCCCTGCAGGTAAGACTGAAGAAAAGGCTGCTCTTGGATCTGCTCTTGTTCAATTTGCAGATCTTGCAGATAAACAAAAAGGAAAACTTCCATATTCTCCTGATTTTAATAGTGCAGATTTAAGGAAGATATCTGCAGATTTAGCTTCAGCTAACATGACTGTTGTAGAAGGAACAACATATGCTCCAGCAATGTATGAGATAAGTGCTGTAGGCAAGGATGGTACCACTACAAGATTTAGAGTGACACCAGAACAAAAGATGTCAATGTTTGGTAATTTGTTTGAAGCACCTCCAGAGGTTCAAGCATTTAGACCTTATCAAGAAATGATCAATAAAAATGGAGGATTAACCACTGCACCCAATCCAGAAGAAAAAACCTCTTGGTCAAATTCAAAACTGGGTAAGATAGATTTTCCATATGTTGATGTATTTGGTGTAACTGGAAATATTGAACAAACTTTACCAGGACAATATTCAATAAGATTAAATATAAGAGATCCTAGAACAGGAGAAGTAGTAGAAGATTTACCATGGCCACAACGTAGCTTAGCTACAGAAAAAGAAGCAATGACTTACATGAGGCAAGTGAATAATATCACTGCATTTGAATTATTGTATGGTAGATCTCCAAGTGCAGCAGAAATTAAACAATTACAAAAAGCTCAAACTAAACCTTTCTAATGCCAGATAATATTACTCCACAAGTACCGTTGGTTGACAGGGCATCACTGGAACAATCTCTTGGTGGGTATGAACCTAAAGGTTTTCCTGAACCACTATTACCTACAGTTGCTCATGTCCCAATAAGTACACCTCTTCCTCAAGTTGATGGTGAACCTACTCCTATGGCCATAAGTGCTATAGAGAATTCTGTACTGGCAGCAAGGAAAGGTGACCCAAGACAATTTGGTGGATCTATTCCAAGGACTCTTGCTGAAGTAACTTCTTCTAGGTATGATAACTTTATTCCTGGAGATTATAATAATGAGGATGCTTACGCTCAAGGACAGGGGTGGACTGCTAAGATGGTTAATGGAGTTGGTAAAGGACTTGCTTTAACAGCAGGAACTTTTCTCCAATCCACTTTTGGCATGGTCAATGGTGTGGCTAGATGGGCACAAGATGGTAGAATTGCATCTTTCTATGACAATCCTGAGAATAGGGCAGTTGATGATCTTTATAAAAAGTTGGAAGATGTTCTTCCAAACTACTATTCAGATGCTGAAAGAAATGCTGCTTGGTATTCTGGAACTAAACTTTTTAGTGCAAACTTCCTTTGGGATGGAATTGTAAAGAACATGGGATTTGCAGCAGGTGCTGCTTTATCTGGTAATGTTTATGCTGCAGCTGTAAGAGGACTTGCAGCTCTCCCTGGATTATCAAGACTTGTTTCTGTAGGAAAAGCAGCTGAAGTGTTAGCTGCTCAAGAAGAAGCATTGCTTTCTGCTAACGCAGTTAGTAGTGTAGGTAAGATAAAAAGTCTTTCTGATAGATTCTTAACATCATATAATATACTCAGTCCTGGTGGAAGAGCAGTTGTTGCAGGTCTTGCTACAACAGGTGAGGCTGGGTTTGAAGCTTTCCAAAATCTTAATCAATTCAGAAATGAAAAGATTCAGGAATGGAAAGATGCACATGGTGGACTAGAACCATCAGGTGAAGACTTGGCAGCAATCAATGCTGCTGCTGATAGTGTTGGTAATACATCACTATTGTTAAACACAGGACTACTTACAGCCACCAACTATATTCAGTTTCCAAGAATACTTGGTTCCTCATACAGGGCTGAGAAAGGAATAGTTAATTCTCTTACAAGAGAGATTGAGGATGTGGTTCAAGATGAAGCAGGAAATCTGGTTACAAGAGCTTCTATAAAAGAGGCAGGTAGGGGTTTTGGTGGAAGACTATTTGCTGCAGCTAAGAAAGTAACTCCTTACACATTCTCTGCGTCAGAAGCATTTGAAGAAGGTGCTCAATACGCTATTGGTCAGGCAGTAAATGATTATTACACCAAAAAGGCAAAAGGAAAGAATGCAGACTTTTTTGATAGTCTTTCTACAGGGATTAGCCAAACATTAGGAACTAATGAAGGTATGGAGAATGTTCTCATTGGGGGACTTTCTGGTGCATTAATGCAAGCAAGGGGTAAGTATAGAGAAGCCATAGAGAAATCAAAGAATACAGCCGATGCTCTTCAGGCAATGAATAATTGGAAATTCTCTGACTTCACAAAAGAAACAATAGATGCTGTAGAAAGAGGAACAGCTATCCAGCAAGATAGGGAGGCTTATCTGAGAAGAGGAGATGTTCTTATGAGTAAAGAAGCTGAGAGAGACTACATCATCAACTATCTCACTCCTCGTATTAAGTATGGTAGGTTTGATCTTGTAAGAAGTGATATAGAAGATTATAGAAGACTTGCCTCTACAGAGGAAGGATTTGACCAACTTGTAAAAGAGGGTAAGGTGGTAGAAGGTGATACAAGAGAAGCTTATCTGCAAAGGATAAACAATCTTGAAGCTACTGCAAATGATATAAAATCTCTATATCAATCACTAAATCTTCGTTACGGTAATCTAGTTGGAAAGGATGGTAAAACTCCTCTATATTCATCAGAAGTGATGGATAAGATGATATATGCTGCAACAAAGGTGGCAGATTATGATAGTAGGATTCCTCAGCTATCGAATAAACTCATTGCTGCTAACATAGATGTTGATGCTGTGATTGATGGTGCAATGAATAATGAAAGTGATGCATATGATGCAGCCCTTGCAAAAATAAATGAACTTGAAGCAAAGTATAAAATAAATGCTGATCAGAAACAAGATTTAATTACAGATCTTTCTGATCTTTCAGAACTTGCTCTTCGTAGAAAACTTATGATTCAGGAATACTCTGATATAAAGAATGATCCTGAGAAATTTAAAGAAGCACCTGTATCTGAAGAAGAGGAAATGCTTGCTAAGGAAGAAGCAGCAGGTGTTCCAAAAAAGAAAATCAAGTTAAAGACAAAAGATGGTGAGGAAGATGTTGAGATAGGTACGGAATATTTCCTTGGTAGAATAGCTAAAAAGACCAAGGACAATAAGCCAGTTTATGGATTTCCAAGACTTACTATCCTTGGAGAAAATGAAGATGGTACAATTAAAATCAAAGATTCTGAAGGAAACTTCCACAACATGACCAAAGCTGAGCTTGCTAATTTCAAGCTTGGTAAGGTGAGTGATACGTTGACTAATAAGAAAGCTAAGTGGTTCTTGGAGAATGTAAATAACATCTTTGAGATGAAACGTAAGGGAGGAAAAGATCCTCTTAGAGGGAGACTTGAATACAATTCTAAAAAAGGAATTCTTGATTTTGTATATGAGGATTATAAAGGAGAAGAGAGACGTATTGAGGTGACTGGAGATCAATTTGTTGCTAGGGAAGGTTATGCTAAACCATTGATTGAAAAGGTTGGTGAATACACTGCAGCTGAACAACAATTGCTTCAAGAGTTTGAATCAGAGGAAGATGTTAGAAAGGTAGATAAGGTTGCAAACAGGCTTGCTATTATAAATGATCTTTACACAAGATCAAAAGCTAGGCTTGAAGAAGTAAGTAAAAAACTTGAGAGCAACAAGAAGAAAATATCTGATGCTGAAGAAGCATTAGATAATCTATCTAAAACAGCAAAAGGTCTTCCACGTAAGTCTTTTACAAAAGCTATTAAGGCAACTATAAATAGTCTCACTAGCACAAAGACATTCCTTGAAAATGAGAATGCTCAATTAGAAAGTGAACAAGATGAACTAGAAGTGAACCTTGCTTACTTCAGTGACATGATCTCAAATATATCAGAATTTCCTGACGAAAGGGGAATTATTGATGAGTTGAGAGATGATGTGAATACACTGGAAGAACTTATAGATAATACAACAAATGCCATTAAGAATGGTAAATCTTTATTGGAGTCTGTTGATGCAGCTCTTCAACAAGCACTATCACTATTCAATGACTTTGTAAAAAGACTAAAGGAAGAAAATCCTAACACCCCATTGTTTGTAGAAGATTTACAACAGAAACTTGAAAAGTATCTTGGGGAGGAAGGTGCTAAATTGTTTATACAGGACAAGCTTGGTTATACGGAAGCTGTAATGGAGCTTGAAGACCAAATTGATTCATTTAAAGAAGAACTTAAGATTCCTGAACTTACAAATAAAGTTCAGAAATTAAAAGAACAATTAGGAAAATTATCTTCTGAAGCTGATGAATTGATTAAGGAGCAGATAGCAAAAGCTGCAATACTGGAAGAGTTCCAGAAAGCTGCTAGACAATATGAAGCAAAGAAAGCTGAAGAACAAAAAATACAAAAGAATCAGGCTCTTAAAGATGAGATATTAGGATCTGCTGATCCTGGTTTGCAGACCAGGGTGTATAGTAAGGAGTATGAACCACAGGCTAAGAAAACTGACTTAGCTGTGCTTCTTTCTACAAAACTCTCTAGTAAGTCAGAGGCTCCTCATGCTAAACGTACAAACCTATTTGGTGTACTGTTTAATAAAATGAGTCCGTCTAAAAAGAAAAAATACAAGGCAGTGATAGTCACTTCTAAGAATGAGGCTGACTTTAAACTTGGAGGACTTACACAACATCTTAAGGACCAGAGTGAACTCCCTGAATCAGAAAAAGCAAAGATTGATCCAAAAAAGACAATAGCTCTTGTTATTGTAAAACAAGACACTGATGGTGTATATAAACCTGTTGATCAGGATGGTAATATTCTGGAGGATGTATCTGTAAATAATGCTCTTTATCAAGTGTTCCCTGATCCAAGTTTGGAGTGGAGTGCGCAGTATGGTGGGGGATCTATGTTCAGAAGAGAAACTGCTCAAGATATACCTAGAGTAGAATATTATAAGAAACAATATCAGGAGTGGGTAAATGAAACTCTTGATAACCCATCAAGTAATGTGCATTCAATAGAAGCATCTTTTGGTACCCCTCAGTATGTAATGAATAGTGACGGTACACCAAACTATGATGCTGTTGTTTCTGTGGTAGATGCTGGACTTATTGATGAGTCCAATCTCGAAGATGATAATGTTATATACATTCCTACAACAGACAACACTGTATCTAGGGGATCTACAACTTATGATAGCCCATTGGGTAGACCATTCCTGATTCTTAATGACGCTTATGTCAATCTGAAAAACAGATTGTTTAATAAGAAAGAAGCAGAAGCTATCTATGGAGCCATCTATCAACTTGCTGTTGATATTAATAAGAATGGTAATCTTAAATCTGAAACTGCTAAGAGATATTACAACTGGCTTAAGTCTGTTGTTTATTGGGGAAAGGTAAGAAATGCAGTGGGATATAACAGTATATTCTTTGAAGATACAGAGGATGGACTTATGCTCTATGTATCTGGAAAAGGTAAAACCTACCCATTCACTCCCACAGCCATTAGAGAAAACAAGGGTGAACTGATTGACACTCTTCAGATGATGTATAACAACGTGAATAGCACCATGGTTAAGAAAGATGATGGTAGTTATTCATGGAAACAGCCATATGAAGAAATCCTGTCTGTATCAGAAGATGGTAAGGTGGAATCAAAGATTTGGCCTAACTATCAAACCTATCTGCTTTCTTCAAAAGGAAGGAAACCAGAGGAAGTTCCCCTGTCCACTCGTATCAGACCTGTAAGAGATGTTGAAGGTGATGTCAATAGGACAGGTATATATTTCACTCTGTCAGATACAGCAGATGCTAAGAGATATGGTAATCCTCCTGTAAAAGCTGTAGTGACACCAAAAACCTTAGCTCCTAAGGTGGTGCCTACTCCTGCTGCTCCCAAACCAGCAGCTCCTGCTGCTAAACCAGCTGCTCAAGAAGCTCCTGAGGGAACTGTTGAGCTAGATGGTAAAACTATAAACACATACACTTCTCCAAAAGGAAAGAAGATTAAATTTGCAGCTACAAGAGCAGCTTTAAAGAATCCTAAAGCTTTGGGTATATTCCCAGGTGGAGATTTGGAGGCTGTTTTGAAAGAACTTACAGACAGTGGTAAAACCCTGGATGAAGCAAAAGAAGCTATAAGAAATGCTGTTAAACAATACGTTGCTACAAAAATAAAGGAGACAGAAGGTGAAGAAGAACTTTTTGTTCCAGGAGAAGAGGAAGAAGAGGAAACAACATTAGTTGTAGAAGAGGAAGCAATGCAAGTTCCAGAAGAAGAGGAATTGGTGGTAGAAGAAGAAGCTCCTGTTTCTGATGTAGTAGCTAAACCTGCAAAAGAAGAGAGACTTCCAGCAACCATTACTGTAACTTCTGAAGAAGAAGCATTGATGCAAAAACAAATGGATGAGACAGAAGATGATGTTGTGTTGCGTAAGGTTATTGAAGAACAAGCTAATAAATTTGAAAGAGAAGATTGGAAAAAAGTTGAAGCTTGGCTCAAGGCAAACTTCCCCAACATTCCTGTCTATAGAGTGAAGAATATTCTCAAGGGTGCAAATGGTTTGCAAGCCTGGGGTATGTTAAAGAATGGTGCTATTTATGTATATGAGAATGCTGAGGTGGGAACAATCTATCATGAGGTGTTTGAAGGTGTATGGAAATTGTTTGCTGATCCTGCTGAGAAAGAAGCAATTCTGAAAGAATTCAGAGAGAGAAAAGGTGAGTTTGTAGACAGACCAACAGGACAAAAGGTTAAGTTTTCAGAAGCTACAAATGAGCAAATAAAAGAACAACTGGCTGAGGAATTCAGGGATTATGTATTGTATAAGAAGATTCCTGCTAAGCCTACACAAGGCAAACCCTTCATCCTCAGACTGTTTGCAGATCTTGTAAACTTTATCAAAACCTTCTTCACTGGAAACAAAGCACAGGTTAACACTGCAAACCTATTTGAAAAAATAGGCACAGGATATTATAAACAATATGTTCCAGAAGCAGGAGCTTTAGCTTTTGCTAAACAAGGACTTATTGATATTGAAGAGGCATATATTACAGCAGATAGTGAACTTCGTGTAAACATGCCAGCAGACACTGTGCATGATATTATGCAGGAAATGACCTATCAGACTCTCAGGGGAATTATTGAAGACAATGAAAGTTTGTTCAATATTCCAACAATGAGTAAAACTGATTTGTACAATAGACTTCTGCCAGCTATCCAAAAAACTGTACTAAAGGGTAGAAAAGAAGCACAAGCTAATTTGAAACTTAAGAAGATAACTGAGGCAGCTGCTAACGAACAGATTAACAAATCAGTACAGCTCTGGAAAGATGTAACTAAGAATTGGAAAGACCTTGTAGACAAACATCAGGAATACCTGAAGGTGTATTCTATTGAGTTTGATGAGAATGATGAATTACAATTCAAGGATGAGGATAAAGTGAAGGAGAGTGATTATGTGGATGCTAGAAAAATTGATGCTTTCAAGAAAGCTAATTCTGCCATTAAGCTTTTGTTCTCTACACTCCCAGTGAAGGATACTAATGACAAACCTGTTTATTCTTCTATAAATGGATATAAGTTGGTTCCTGCAAGCCAGGCATTTATATCTGTTATGAATAATGTTCATACATCTCGCACCCCTGATGAAATGTTAGAAAGGCTTCGTGAGATGGCTGAAAATGATCCAAACTATCGTACACTGTATAGGCGTTTGACAAAGGTGGATTATTCTGCAAACACAGATAGTCTCGATGGTATCACAGAGGTGCATGATGGTCAACTCTTGGCTTCCTTCTGGAGAACATTCAAGAAATACAATCCAGATGTAAAGAATGTATTTATATTTGAAGATGGAGCTGTTGAGGTGGGTGATTCCAATCTTGCTACAGCAGCCAGACAAGTGAAGAGTGGATATGTTAATGAACTCATTGATCTTGTAAAAAGAAAGAATCCATACTTTGTATACTCTCAGGATAGGAAAGCATATATAGGTAATCCTGCTGGTGTTGCAAAATTTGGTGAATTCAAACCAGAGGGAGCTCTTACAGAAATTGATAAGATGGTGGCTTTCCTCAAAACTTTGGGCATTGAATTTAAAGCAGAAGATGTAGCCAAGCTCCCTGGAAATGTACAAGATACATTCAAAGATGCTGTAAAAGGCATCAAGAGAAGTATTGAGAAGACTGACATGATTGTTACAATGGGTGGTAAGGTGCTGAAGATTGATGGTAGGCTTATGTCTCTTGCTACAATTAAAGCCACAATTGATAATCCTGAGTTTGATAGCACATTCTTTAATGTTAAGGGTGAGCGCACACAAACATTCATAGGAACTAACCCATCCTCCGATCTGTTTGATTATTTGTCCAAAGTGGAAAGTCTCGATGATCTAATTGGTACTCCATATGAATACCTAGTCACTGATGCATTTTCTAAGTCATACACTGATGCTGAAGGAAATCAAGTTTCAACATCTGTAATCCTTTCTAAGATTTTCAACTATAAATCTGGAGAACGTAAGGGTAAGACAGAGAATATTATGAAGCCTGGTTATGCTGATGGTACCATCAATCGTAGCAATGGTAAAAAGAAAGAGTCTTCCAAGTTGAATTTCAGAGAGCGTCTTATACAAGAGATTAATCTGAATCTAAAAGGATACTATTACAATCTTGTACCTGGAGATGCTTCCATTCAGCATATGACATTTATGGGTAATCATATTAACCCAGATGAACTGTTGACCACTGGATATAACACACTCAATAACATATTCAAAGGTTATTTCATATCTGAGTTGGAACTCTCTAGATCTGATAGAAGGGTGGCAAAAGATAGGAACAATAAAGACTTGAGGTTCCTCAAACCCATTCTAGATGCATATGATCCTTCCCTGCACAAAGAGATATTGAAGGATAAGAGATCTGCATTAGAGGTTTATAATTCTTTTGAGAAAAAGATAAGTGCTGCTGTACAACAGTTTATTAAAAATGAATCTGATAATCTGAAGAAGACTCTCACAGACTATAATATTATTAGTGTATCTCCTGAAGGATATTCTGTAGAAAATATTGGTTTTCAAGAAACTGACAATGTTTCAGATGAAGCATTGAATAGACAACTTAACTCACTGACAATCAATTATGTAATCAATAATATTGAACTGCATAAACTTTTGTATTCTGATCCATATCAATATTCAGATGAGCTCAAACGTATTAAGAGCTTCCTTTCACCACGCCAAGCTATTGTTCATAGTTCAGAAGAAATGAACAAGGTGTTTGATAGGGTTTGGAACAAGGGATATGAAAAGGATGATGTTGGATATACAGACATGACTCAGGAGTTCTTCCGTACAACCACTCTTGCTGATGTGAAAGCAACCAGTGCTCTAAAGGATTATGGAATATATGATGAGACAGATGGCAGTGGTATCATAGCAATGAAAGCCTATCGCAATCTTAGAATTAGGGCTGCTGACTGGACTGATAATGAGGAAAAACAATATAGGTATGATATAGCCTGGATGAAAAGAGATAAGGGTTTACCTGTTTCTCCTGAAGAGCAAAAGCTTCTGAATGCTGGTAATCCAGAAGTGATGAGTGCATACACTCCATATAAGCCTATTGTGGCTGGTGATAAAGCTAATGGTCAAAGCTTCAATGATGTGGTGCTTGATAAATTTGCTCTCTATCCTCTGTCCTATAGAATCATGAAAGAGATTAACAACTCTTCAAATGGTGTTAAGCTCTATGAGAAAATGCAGAATGAAAACATTGACTATGTTGTGTTCCAGAGTGGTAGAAAGGTGGGAGCTGAGGGAACTAATCAAGTGTATAATGAAGATGCATCATTCAATGAATCTGAATATGAAGGAATTGTAAATGTTCCATTCAACATCATATCTGTACAATCAGAGGTTCCTTCTAAAGAAGAAGCTGTTGTAACAAGAGGTTCTCAGGTGACTAAACTTGTTACCATGGACTACATGCAAGCAGGTGTGCCTATTGACTTTATGTCTAATGAAAAAGACTTTACAAAGAGGTATATAGCTTGGAATGCTCTTGCTGATAAAACTTCTTATAATGGTGGTGACAATCTTTATAATGAAATAAAGACTAACGAAAAACTACTCAAAGCTCTTACAGATTTTGGATACAAAACCCTTCTGAAGAAGATGGGTATTGAGGAAACTATTGTAGATGGTAAGCCAGAGTTTAAAATTAAAGATTTCTCAAAAGTTGCTGAAACCCTACGTGATGAGATTCTCAAAAGAGAAGTGAATGATAATGTTTCTGATTCTTTAGCTGGATTCTTGGAAGGTGATGCAGTTCTTGAAGCCACACCTGCATATCAACAGGTAAGGAATATTCTTTATTCTATTGCTGACAAGAATGTAATTAGTACTAAAATCAGTGGTAGTCAGAAGGTACAGATTCCTTCTACATTTATGGAATCCAATCGTCTGAAGGCTGAAGGTAAAGAGGGTAAGGTTTTCTCTACAGAGAATGGTCTTAAGTTCTATGAGAAAGATGGTGAGCGTGTATGTGAGATAATGATTGGTAGATGGTTTGATAGTCCTTTGTCTGATGAAGAACTTCTTGACATGTGGTATGAGAAGAATGAGGATGGTACAAGAAGTACAAAACTAACAGAAGAAGGAAAGAAGATACTATCTGGTGTAGCTTTCCGTATTCCTACACAGAAACAAAACTCTATTGATAGCTTTGTAATCAAGAAGTTCCTCCCTAGGGAATTTGGTGATTCTGTTGTGATTCCTTCAGAGCTTGTTAAGAAGGTGGGATCTGACTTTGATATAGATAAACTCTTCATCTATCTGAAGAATACATATATAGATGCAAAGGGGCAGCTCAAATTGATTCCTTATTTTGGAATTGGAGATGATGCAAGAAGTAAATATGAGCCCATATTCTATGACATTCTTCAAAGCAAAATTGACAAAGCTGAAGCTAAGAAGCTTTCTCAAACAAATCTTCAGGCAATGTTTGGAGATATTGCCCTAGGACAAGCAAAAGAAAAAACCACAGCTAAATGGGTTCCTTTATTCAAACAGTTCTTCTCTGAAGAAGTGGTAGATGGTAAATTGAATGTTAGGAATGTTGAGGACATATTCATGATGAGACTTCAGAAGCTTGGAAAGAAACTAGACAAGCTTACTGACTATGATATTCAAGAAATACTTCTTGATGAATTTATGGATAGAATGTACAAGAAGTCTCTTGAGAATGAGTACATCCAATCTATGCAAAATCTTATCTCTCATCCTCTCAACTTCGACAACCTCATCAAACCAAACTCAGCAGATCCTCTGAAGGACCTTGCTGGTGATATTACCAGAAAGCTTGGTTTGCAAAAACTTGATTCTTCCTCCACTAGTAGTTTGATTAGTAGGGATTATATGACAAGGTTGAGACATGCATTTGTTACAGGTAAGTATGCAATTGGTATTGCTGCTGTGAACCAAACAAACCATTCTTTGAACCAGAGAGTACCTATTTATATTGATCTTGACAGATTTGACAATCTCAATGAGACAGATAAGTTCTGGATAACTGGAGGAACTAAAGATAGAAAAGATGCTGTTCTTAAGTTTAAGGACAATGAATTTAATCAGATTGATGTAGATGGTAAATCGGTTACCACTTTGTCTATGATTAAGAACAAAGCTAATGAGAACATCTCTGATATCATTGGTATGTTTATCGATGGATATGTAGACATCTCTAAGGGTCCATGGATTATGGAACTTGGTGCCACACCGAATGTAGCTTCTACATGGTTGTTCTTGGTTAAAGCTGGTGTTCCTATTAAAACTGTGGCTTATTTCATGAACCAACCTATCATTCGTGATTATCTGCGCAAGATTGAGAATGAGGGATATTCATGGTTGTTTATTGATGACTTTGTAAAAGAAATTAAAGAGTCTGATAAATATAGAACATCTAGGTCTATTAATGATGTTAGAACCTTACCATCAGCAACAAAGATGTATGAAACTATAGGTAAGGAAAAGCTTGACCAAGATGAGAGAATCAACCAGCACTTTGTACTGAATGAGTTCTTGAAATATGCCACCATGGCTAACCAAATGTTCCAGGTGACACAAGGGTCAAACTTTGATACCTCAACATTCAACGATCCATATCTGATCTTCAAGAAGCTAAGACAATATGAGAAAGCTCAGAATACAATCATTTCTTCTGTAGATAAAATATTGGACAATTCTTTCATAGGTGATCTTCGTGAGAAGCTGGACAATATAAGAGGTGCTTTTGCAGAAATTCTTAAGTCTGACCACCCAACTGTTAGAAATGTAGTTCAGAAGGTGCTTGATCCATATGTGGATATGCCAGATAGGGAGTTTGTTAAGATAGCACAAAAGATTGTGAACGACCTATTTGATTGGGCTGTGCAGGTAAAAGGAGGGGCAAATTCTCAGATTGAGTCAATATTACTGTCTGATAATAACGCTGCTAAAGAAGTGGACAAGTTTGTTAAAGAGGTGAAAGCTAACAGTAAACATCCTCTGTACAATAATCAGGTGATAAACATGTTCACTCCTCACTTCTCTAGTAGGGACAATAGTGTACAGAACCTGAAACTGAACAATAAGACAAATAAGGTTTATGATCAGAACCAGGTAATCTACTCTTTTGAGGAGCTCAGAAAATACCTGAATGGTATTAATAGTCCTCTCTATAAGAAGATTGTGAAACTTGCTGTTCTTCAGAGTGGTTTGTCAAACTCTCCTATATCATTTACATCTCTTCTTCCTTATCAGGATTTTAAAGAAGAATACAACGAAGTTCTATCTAAGTTGGAAAAAATTACTAACTTAGAGGACTTCGCAGATCTGGATGTTTTCCAAAGAAACAACTGGAACGATGATGATATAGTACCATATAGAAAAGGTAAGATGAAGTTTCCTAAAGAAATTACACCAGAGGGAAAAACTATATACACTGGACCTCCTTATTACAGTGAACTTAGATGGGGTAGAGGTTTTGGTGATGTCAAAAAAGCAATGACAGATGGTAAAATCCCACAGCTCATCAGACTTGATAGTCGCTCTAAACAAGCAGGAGATGATGTAATTGTGTTCTCTTGGGAGGTAGGTACAAAGAAAGATAAGCAAGAAGCTAGGGCTAGAGGTGATTTGTCTTACATTCAAAAAGGGCTATTCAAGAAGGTGTATAATGGAGGTCAACCTTACATAATTGAAGACTATTTTGGTAATCCTCAGTTTGTATACAAGATGATAAATGCCTGGGGAGATAGTCATCAGGAAGAAGGTAGATACTTCAGTGCTAATGAGTTCTATGATCATGCAAGAAAAAGCAAGATAAACAACGGATTCATCCCTGTAGAAAATGAGGTGGATGATACAACAGTGGTGGCATTCTTTGAAGGAACAGCTGGACCATTTAGCACAGATAAAGAATCTACTTCACCAGCTCCTGCATCAGGAACACCTTCAAATAAAGATGTAGTGAATGCCTTGAAGAAAACTAATACTATAGACAAAAAATGTAATAGCTAATGAGTTGCATAGTAACATACAACAATCAGCAAATGCCAGAGAAGGAATTTATTGAAAAATATATTCCTAAAGAAGGTGAGATTATTGAATATGATGGTATTGAATATATTGTTAGAGATGCTGGAATTAGTGGCTCTCAACTTCTTAAAGGCGAATCACAGTTAGCAATCTATGAAGATGGTGAAGATGCTGCTGCTGAAAGATTGAATGCTCTTGATAGTATTCCTGTCTATAACCTTGATCCTGTAGGAGAAGCAACTGTGGTGTTAGGTGGAATTGATCCAATATTTAATATTCCTCTTACAGCACTTCTTCAAAATGGGTTTACTAAAACTGGAAGAAAAGTTGAAATAGTTACAAAAGGAGAAGATCTTCTTTTTCAATTAAACTCCAAAGAAATAATAGAACCTGCAATACAAGAGTTGGATGACTTTCTTCTAAAATTTTTAAAGCAATTTGGAGTTAGGTCAAAAGAATTTGATGAACTTAAATCTAGACTTGGTGTAGATGCTCTTGGTGCTACAGATATTTTAAATAAGCTGATTTGGGTAACTAAAAATAGAAACGAAGAAACTGTTCCAGAAGAAGCTGGTCACATGATAGTTGCCTTGATGGGTGAGAATAATTCAATGATTAAAGAATTACTTTTTGAAATAAAAAATTGGCATGAGTATAGTGATATTGAAAAAACATATATGCCAATTTATAATAATGAGAAGCAAGTAAAGCTTGAAGCAATTGGTAAACTTATTGCAAAATCTCTTGTGAGGAATTATAAAGCAAGTGGTTTAGATAAATCATTGCTAGAAAAAATGTTAGATGCTATTGAAAAATTTATTGACAGCATGTTTACTAATTCAAATCTTGTTGCAGCAATGCAATATAATGAGAAACTTGCTGATCATATTGCGATAAATGTTCTTAGTGGAAATACTGAATATATTGGCAAACTTACAACAAATACACCAAAGCTTGATTATAAAAAAGCATTAAACGGTAATCCTTTAGCTAAAACTATAATAGAGTTTTTTACAGGTAAAGGAGCAAAACTTACAGGGTCTATAGCAATTGCTGGACAAGGAGAAGATATATATAGAAGTTCAGAAGAACCAATCCACGATGTTGATTTTGCTGTAAATTCTGTACAAGAATTTAATGATCTTGAGGAGGAATTAGATAAACTAAATGCTGTGCATTATCATTTTGGATGGAGTAATAAGCAAAAAGATTACACTACATATGCATATATTATTCCAGCAAAAGGATATACTATAAAAGTTTACGACAGAGATCATTTAAGAGGTAATGGTTGGGTTACAAGTTACGACGTCTTAGATGAGAATGGTAATATTGTGAAAAAAACTTCTAAGAACCATATGGCTGTAGACTTTTTTGTTTATAAGGATGGTTTAGCAAAATCAGATAATTCTGTATTCAAATCTTTCTCTGATATATTTTTTGGAAAACTTACACTTAGTCCAATAGGAAATGCAGAAAGATTATTTCAAAGAGAAAAAGATCAGGAAGATTATAGGTTAAGTAAACCTAGGAGAATCTACCAAACTGGTGGTGAATTTAAATATTTACAAACAGAAGAAGTGCCTGCCTCTAGAGCTTCTGCAGAAACCTTAAATAAGGTGAAAGAGGCTGCTAGGAAAATGGGTATTGATATTCAGGAACTTGCAGACTATGCTAAAGGTAATCCAGATATGGATACTAGAGGGGTTAATGGTTTGGCAGATCTTACCAGAGGCATAATTGCATTAGCTGAAGGAAAAGAGGGTGTAGCTCTTACGGAAGAAACTGTGCATATTGCTACAGCTATATTAGAGCAAACCAATCCTAAGCTTGTCACAGAAATGATAAGCAAGATTGATAGGTTTAAAATCTATAAAGAAACACTTGATAAGTATAAGAACAATAAGAACTATCAACTTCCTAACGGTAAACCAGATATCCGTAAGATTAAGAAAGAAGCTGTCGATAAGCTTATAACTGAGGTGATTATTAACAAGAACGAAAATATTGAACAATACCCAGAGCTCAGAGAAGAAATAAATCAATCTATTGTAAGGAACTGGTGGAACACTATCCTTGATTGGATTAGAGGAATATATAGGAAATCTAACATCTCTCTATTTGAAGAAGCTGCTGCTCAGATTGTTGCTGGTGAGATAGGTACAGTTGCTGATATAACAGAAGGTGGTGTAATGTTTCAACTCTCTGATAATCAGAAAACTATACAAGAAAAGATTCTTGCTACACAGGATGAAATTGAAAAGGTGGTAGAAGATGAGACTAAGGTGGAACCTGTATTACTTGATTCAGAAGAAGCACGTAACTATTACAGAAGAAAGAAACCAGATGGTACCTTTGAAACAATTAAGAAGAGGGTTACAGATAGGGTGAAGGCTTGGTATAAGCGTAAGTTTGGTGACAAACAATTCACTCCTGAAGAGAAGAAGTTTAATGAGCTAAAGAGAGATCTTGGTATACAAGGTCACAAAGACTTAGAAGAAATACATGGTAGATATTTTCACAAGGATGGAACAAGAAGAGCTTCTCCTGGACCAAGACCTACTAAGTTTAGTAACCTATCTGAGGAAATGTATGACAAGCTCGAAACGTATTTTACAGATCTTCTGAAAACACTTGATCCTAAAACAATTGTTCTTTCTGAGGTGATTGTTTATGACAAGAAAAATAAAGAAGCTGGTACGATAGACTTTCTTGCTATTGAACCTTCTGGTAAAGCACACATCCTTGACTGGAAGTTTATGCATATTAAGGGAGACGATGTTGCCTGGTTTAAGCAGGGAGCATTCAACATTCAGCTTGGTACATACAAGAAGATGCTTCGTGAGAACTATGGTATTAAAGAGTTTGGAATGACAAGAGCTATTCCAATAGCTATGGAGTTTAAACTCAAAAATCCCAGAGATCCTAAGTCTGGCTCATACCTTGGAGGTATAGCTATTGGTTCAGTGGATGTTAGCAAGATTGAAGACCTGAGGCTAGTTCCTATATCTGAAGAAACAGAATCCACAGGATTTGAAGCATTGGATGAGATTCTTAGAAAGATGAACGGTCTTCTTGCTCAGATTGGTAAAGAGAAGGTAGGGGATGAAGAAGAGCGTGAGTTTAAGATAGAGCGTTTGAACACACTTAGAAAAGCAATTCGTTTGGCTCAAACAACAATGAATATTGCTCCTCTTATTGATGTGATTGAGGTGATGAGAAAAGAGGGTGATAGAATCCTCGATGATTACAATGCTATTTACAAAAATAGGCCTGCTAGATCTAGTGATTCTAAGAATGCTGAATTATCTGATTTTGCAGATGACATGAATAACTATATCAAGCTTTCTGATATATTTGTGAATATTGGTAGAAAAATAGGAACACTTGTATACACTCCTCAAATGGAAGCTGAAGTCACTACAGAGGAAGAGAAAGCTGACGTTGCTCAAAGAAAAGAAGTTTTAAGAAAACTAAGAGAAGAATCTGATGCTATCTATGATTCTAGAGAAGCTATAAAAAAAGCAACTCTTGATTTTGCTGATAAACATATTGGTGAAAGAAACTTAGTATTTGGACTTCTTAAAGCAGAAAAGGTGTTAAAGGGATTGGCCTCTATGTTTAGAGGTGCTGCAGATATATCACTTAGGTCTGTAGAGATTCTTACAAAACTTGTAAATAATGCTCAAAGTTTAGCTACCAAGGATGCTTTAAGTGAAGTGGAGCAACTTATGTCTATTAGGGAGAAGCTTGCTAAAAGAGGAGGAGATCTTAGAAAACTTGTTCAACAAGTGTATCAGAAAGATGACAAGGGTAAGATTGTAAACAAACTGATATATAAATACAAAAAAGAATTCTTTAGTGAAGTGGATAAAAAAGCTGAAGATGGTGGAGATAAGAATTGGATTTTACAAAACATTGATGTAGAAGCATATAAGAAAGAAGCTGAAGAAAAACTAAAAGATCAGATAAAGAAGATACAAGGAAACAGATATGCAGGTACGCCAGAAGAAGAAAAGGCTACAAAAGAAAGGCTTATAGAAGAGGCTAAGCGTAAGTGGGATATAGATAGGATTGACTTTGATGGATGGAAAAACCATATCATAAAAAGACACCCTCTTGCAAAATGGTATTCTGAAGAATATAAAAATCTTCAGAAAGATCCTGAATTGATGGAGCTTTATAACTTTATTGTAAAGTTTAACAAGAAGGCTGAAGATACTGGATACATAAGTAATCAGATGTCAAAGATATTCCTTCCTTTTGTAAGGAAGTCTATGGCTGAAGAGCTAGTTTGGGATAATAGATTGTCTGTTATGGACAATTTTTATAAGAGTATACAACTCAATCCTGATGATACAGGATATGGGGAATTTAATGAAATTACTGGTGCCCTTGAGAATAGTATTCCTAAATACTATACAAAAGACTTTACATTTAAGGATGGGGTGAATGATTATTCTGATGTAAGTGAAGATTTGTTTAAGAATCTTATATTGTATATTCAACAAGTTAATAAGTACAAATACTTAACAGATGTTGAGGGTCAGCTTAAACTTGTTAAAACAATTGAAGAATTCAAGAGTCATCTTAACACTGACAGACTTGGTAACGTTGTTTATGAAAACGGAAAACCTAAAGAAATTGAGGGTAATGAACGTAATACAAAAATATACGATGATTTCCTGAGAGTAATGTTGTATGATCAGAAATATGTAATTGATGATTCTGATTTACCATTTAATATTGGAAAGGTCTTAAACTTTGTTAAAGATGGTGTTAACAAGGTGGCTGGAAGAGAAGTTTGGAAAAAAGACGAAGATCCTAAACCAAGTTCATTAATCAAAACAATAGATGCTGCTAATAGGGCGTTCCAACTAAAAACCTTGGGATTTGATTTTATATCTGGAGCTGTGAACATGTTTGGTGGAAACATTCAGTTAAGTACCCAAGCAGGTAACTATTTTAAAGCTAGGGAGTTTGCCAAAAATGAGGCAAAACTTACATTTCAGAGATTTGATAGTAATGAGGACAAAGAAATGTTTGTACAACTCATCAATACATTTATGCCTTTGAAGGATGATCCTTCTTATAAAATGTACAAACAAGCAGGTATGTCAAAACTCACTCAGGGAAATCTAAGCGATACATTGATGTTCTTTATGAGACAGCCTGAAATACTGATTGAAAAGTCTGTATTCCTAACCTTGTTGCAAAACTCCATGGTGGTAAATGGTCAGATTGTAAATATCAGGGAGCATGTAAGAAATAAGTATAAAGGCAGGTATGACTCAGCAGCAAGTTACAATGCTGTAAAAGATGATATTGAAAATGAAATAAATGAACTCAAAAGAACAAAGTCTATAGATAAGACAAAGAAACTTGTTGATGGAAAACTTGAAATACCTGGACTTAATTTAAATAATATAGAAGAACTTCAACGTCTAACAAACCTGTCTAGACGTATAGCAGCAAATGCTACAGGTTCAATGACCAAAGAGAATATCAATAGAATGTCAATGTCTGTATGGACAAAGTCCATGATGGTGTTCAAAAACTGGATTCCTAAGCTTATTGATACAAGGTTTGGAGAGTTTAGAAAGGTGGTGGATGATTTCTCTGTAAGGGTTACAGACGATGGATTTATTGAAGGTCAGAAATATGATATTGGTAGAATTAGGCTTCTAACCCATGTGTTAGGTGATGGTATAATTACAGGTGCAGCCAATCTAAAAAATATACTTTATCTAAATGATGCTGGTTTGGAAAGACTTGATCAGATGTTTGAAGAGTTTAGAGAAAAATATGAACGTGAAACTGGAGAAACATTAAATATATCCAGAGAAGACTTCATTGATCTTATTAGAACCAATCTTAGGAATCAGGTGAAGGAACTTGCTATACTAGTTTCTCTAATGGGAGTATTGCTTTCTCTAGGATTTGTAGCTCCTGACGATGATGAGGATAAAGCAACTAAAAACTTCCACAGATATTCTCAAAAGGTGTTTAGTAAGTTTGCTGATGAACTTCTATTCTTCTACACCCCAAGTGGGATATCTGGAACCTTAAGTGGTGGAGTTTTTCCAGCACTAGGTCTTGCTGAGGACATTGGTAGGTTCACTAAACACTTTGCCATGGAAACTACAGGTATGGATTTAGATCCTCAAACATCTATAGAGGATGTTAGAAAGAAAGCTCAACCAATTAAAAATCTTATGAAGGTGGCTCCTGTAACTAAGTCTTTGGTAACCTATCTTGCTATATTCAATGAAGATTTTGCTAAAGAATTTGATGTAACCATACAGAAAGAAAACAGACGTTAATAGCTATATTATGTCCAAAATTTTATATAACTCATTGTAAATCATTTAGAAACAATTAAATTTGCAACCATGCGTGTCGCTGTAATTTGCCCAACTTGTGCAACAAACATTAATTCAGTTTGCGTCATTTATGATGGCGAATATCTGGAAAATCTAGATGTATCCCCTGGAGACACTTTAGAAGATATTCTCAAGAAAATAAATGATAGCTGTGCCTGTGTGCCTCCTACAACTACCACTACTAGTACAAGTAGTAGTACCAGCACAACAACAACTACCACCACTTCTCCTTTATAATAATATATAGATGAACGTTAATTGTGGAGCTACCCCCTGTCCAGTTATACTGAATAGCACCTGCGTATTTTACGAAGGTGCTAATCTAGTTTATACAGGTATCAACACCAATGATAATCTGGAAACTGCTCTTGAGAAGATAGATGCAGCTTTCCAATCATCAGGATTAATATACGTATTTGATAACGGTATAGTTCAGCTCCCTTCTCAGCCTGTAAAGTTGGGAGGAAGTTTAATTGAAAACACTACTATTAATAGTAGTGGATATTTGTTTAAACTAACGGGAACAATTGAGTCTGCTGCTTTCAGAACAACTGGAGGCACAGCTTCTCAATTTGTCAGGGGAGATGGTACACTTGGTAATATTCCTATTGCTACAAGTGGTACCTCTGGCTCTAGTGGTAGTAGTGGAACTAGAGGTACGTCTGGTACCACAGGTACATCTGGTACTAGTGGATCAAGTGGTGCTCCTGGAACACATGGTACGTCTGGAACATCTGGTTCTTCTGGAACTAGAGGAACCTCTGGCACTTCAGGGACAAGTGGTACTAGTGGACTTAATGGCACTAATGGTAGCAATGGTACATCAGGTACTAGTGGCGTAGATGGTATTATAGGATCAAATGGTTCCTCTGGATCTAGTGGAACATCTGGTACAGATGGGGCTGGTTCGGACCCAATGAACTATGTAACTGTTGGTCTACCTGGAAGTATAGGTGTTGACTTTAATTCTGTAGAAGCTGCAGTTAATAGTATCACTACAGCTACAGCAAGTAGTCCTTGGACAGTTAAGGTATATCCTGGACTCTATATAGAGAATACTATTACAATGAAGTCTTGGATTAGTGTTAAAGGTGAAAGTCACACTACCACTGTTATCCAAGCAAGTAATCCGAATAATCCTGTGTTTGTAATGGCGGATCAGTCTCTTGTGATTGATGTGCAGATACAAGGATCAACAGGAACTGGTGCAGCTGCTGTTGTATATTCTTCCCCAACCACTCCTCAGACAAATGCAATTGCTTACGTAGAGAACGTAAGATTTGGTGCTAACTACACCCACGCAAAGGTGATCGGTGTACCTGGTGGTAACTGTATATTACAATGTTCCAACGTTAAATATGGCGGTTATCCATTCACTGTAGGTTTCCATGTAACGAATAGCGGTGGTGGTATTGGTAGGATGCAGTTGAGAAACGTAACTTCCACCAATGGTGGCGTTGTTACCACTGCAGGATTGATATTTGCTTTGGCAGATCAGCCAGGTTGTACATTTATTGTAAACGGATGTTTACTTACAAAAGCAGTAGGTGCTCCTGCTGGTACAGGTTTCTGGGTTGAGAACGGTGGTTCTCTACGTCTTACAGCTGTAAACTTCCAGAGATGGGCAACAGCAATTTATGCTCCTAATGTGGGATCAGCTCCAAGTATATTTGGATCTGCCCTCAACTTTGAAAACAATACAAAAGACGTTGTTGTACAACATCCTACAGCAACTGGTCATATAGAAGGTACAGATTCATTCCTTAAAACAGAAATTCCCATCCCTGCTCCTCTGTATGAGGTGAATACAGATCCTAGGGTGATCACGGTGGGAACAAAGGGTGCTGACTTCACATCAATTAAAGCTGCTGTTGACTGGATCACTGGATCAAGTGCAAGTAATAGGTTTGTTGTACAGGTGGGTCCTGGTCAGTTTTTTGAAGATGAGATTGATCTAACATCCAAACCATACGTAAGTATTGTTGGTAGTAACATTCAGACAACACAGATATTCCCTAATTCTGCTACACAACATCTTATCAGGATAGGTCAGAATAACGAGGTTTCGTTTTTGAGTTTGGCAAATGCTCCTGCTGGATATGCTGCTATATATTGTGATGATATTGGTGACTTTGCTCAAGCGCACAAGGTGTCATTCTACAATTGTGACACTGGTGTATGGATTAAATCTTCTACACAAGACACAGTGTTCTTTGGTGAATATCTGGACATGAATGAGGTGTTCAGTTATGGTGTTAAGGTGGAGGCTACAAATGGATTTTTTGCTACAGCCAACCTAGAGAACTACTATCTGTTTCCTGTTGGAGCAGGTGCTGCCATTGGTACATATGCTTCAGGATCAGGTGCTGAACTATCTATGTACACTTGTTCCTTTGCAGGAGAAGGAGCTACAGGTTCTGTGTGTATTCAGCTGCAAGATGGTGCTGATCTAGAGACAGCTGGACTAGATATTCCTGATTGGGATTATGGTATACAAGTATTGAATGTGGGCAATCCATGTTCTTTTAAGGTTGTAGGTAGCATGATTCATAATTCCAGCACTTATGACATTGATGTACAAGACACATTATGTATAGGCAGATTCCAGGGTGTGTCTGATCATACTAAGATAAATAATCAAAGTAATAATTTCTTCTGGAACTTCTTGGATGATACAGATGGTGAGAATGATATTACAAGAAAACTATCTGTAACATTTCAAGATGGAACACATACAGATGCATCAACACTCATATTCAACGGTAGTCCTATGGGACTTATGGATGGAGGTAATATCACTGTTGTAAGTGGACTACAAATACTAGTAGATGCAGGATATGGTTATCTGGAAGATTCAATTTCTCCAGATATATATAAAAGAATAGATTGGACAAATACCAACCTAACACTATCTGCAAATACAGACAATTATATATACATTAACGACAGTGCTATATTGTCTGCTTCTGGTACACCACCAAGCAGCTTGACAAATATTATCCTTGGTAGAGTGGTGACAAATTCCACTACAATTGAGCTCATAGATGACTCTCCTTACCAAGCAGATCACATGTCTAATAAGCTTTCTACATTCAATAGAAATGCCCTTGGATCTGTATATGTTTCAGGATCTTCTGTAGCAGAGAATGTTACACCATTCAGACTAGATGTTGGTTCAGGTAATTATTATTTCTCTGAAAACAACTTCCTTCCTTCAGGTGGAACAGCAATTACATTTAATCAGTATTATAGAGATGGTGGAACTGGTTGGACTATAAGTTCTACGAACACAGTTAATAATACACAATACGATAATGGTACAGGAACGCTTGCTTCCCTGACAGCATTGTATTATACTAAACATACACTGTATGTTGTAGGTCAGGGAGCTAATGAAAAATACTTCCTTGTACTTGGACAAGCTGAATATTCTACACTTGTAGCAGCGGAAGGTGCTGATTTGCCTACACCTCCTACATATTTTACAGATGGTGTAGTTCCCATTGCATCCATATATATTCAGCAGGGAGACACAAATATTGTACAGATTGAGGATATTCGCCCAGTGATTGGTTTCAAAGCTAGTGGTGTATCTGCTACAGCTGTACATGGAAACCTTTTGGGTTTAGCTGCTGATGACCACATTCAATATCTCCTTGTAGATGGAACCAGACAAATGTCTGGTGATCTTGGACTAGGAGGTAATGATATATTCAATGCATCTAACATAACTGCTTCTGCTCTCACAGATACCAATACACTTAAGATTAGTGGTATTACAAACGATGAGCTACAAACAAGAGTTGTTGTTGTAGACTCTTCTGGTAATACATATTATAAAACTTCAGGAGTGGGGGGCACTGGAGGTACATCTGGTACTAGTGGTAGTTCTGGTACTACAGGTACCAGTGGAACTAGCGGTACTGATGGTAGTTCTGGGACATCTGGTAGCTCTGGTAGTAGTGGATCAAGTGGTACTGATGGAATAAATGGCACTAATGGTACCTCAGGTACTACAGGTACATCGGGCTCTTCAGGAACCACAGGTACATCAGGAACCAGTGGAAGTAGTGGTTCTAGTGGAATTAACGGAACCAATGGTACGTCTGGAACTAGTGGGGTGGATGGAACAAACGGTACTTCAGGAAGCAGTGGTTCTAGTGGAACAACAGGAACTAGCGGCACAACAGGAACTAGTGGTACGTCTGGTATTAACGGTACTAATGGAACTAGTGGTACATCAGGAATCAATGGTACAAACGGAACCTCAGGCACCACTGGTACTTCAGGAACTACAGGAACCTCTGGCACATCAGGCAGCTCTGGATCATCTGGTATAAATGGTGTTAATGGTACAAACGGTACTAGTGGAACCAGCGGATCGTCTGGTATAAATGGAACCAATGGCACTTCAGGTACCACTGGAACAAGTGGAACAAGTGGTGTTAACGGTACCAACGGTACATCTGGTACCACAGGTACAAGTGGAACTTCTGGTCAGAATGGAGTAAATGGTACAAATGGAACTAGTGGCACTAGTGGCACAACAGGTACCTCAGGTACAAGTGGTGTTTCTGTGAATGGCACCAATGGTACTAGTGGTACTAGTGGGACCAGTGGTACAGATGGTGTTGCAGGAACTAACGGAACCAGTGGGACAAGTGGTATTAATGGTACGAATGGTACCAGTGGGACAAGTGGAACAACTGGTACGTCTGGTACAAGTGGAAGCTCTGGCATAAATGGAACTAACGGTACATCAGGAACTAGTGGTACAACTGGTACATCTGGCACTAGCGGTTCTAGTGGCATTAATGGTGTAAACGGAACCAATGGAACTTCTGGTACAACTGGCACAAGTGGTACGAGTGGTACAAGTGGTATACAGGGCACTAATGGTACATCTGGCACCAGTGGCACTAGTGGAATAAACGGAGCAAATGGTACCAATGGTACATCTGGAACATCTGGTAGTAGTGGATCTAGTGGTGTAGATGGTTCTTTTCTTGGAACTAATGGTACAAGCGGAACAAGTGGAACCAGCGGTGTGAATGGTGTTATAGGATCTAACGGTTCTTCTGGCTCTTCTGGAACTTCTGGTACAAGTGGTGTAGATGGTATTGTAGGAAGTAATGGAACAAGTGGTACTAGTGGTACATCAGGTATATCACCAACAGGTCAAATTATATTAACAGCAGCTGGTAGCTGGCCTTCAATAACATCGGGTGCTAACTCTCCAATACAAAGTGAAACAATAACAAATGACGTTAACTTTTATTATGTAGGATTTGCAGATGTTGTTACATCGTATTGTAACTGGGCATTAGCTATGCCTTCAGATTATAATGGAGGCACTATAACAGCTGTGTTCTATTGGGTGGCAGGTGTAGCATCAACAAATAGTGTTGTTTGGGGGTTATCAGCTAGAGCATTTGCTGACAACCAAGCTTTGGATCAAGCATTTGGTACTGTACAAACTGTAACAGATGCTAATCAGGGAAACGATATAGTAAATATATCAGCAGCAACACCAGCTATTACAATTGGGGGAACACCAGCTGCAGGTAACTATGTACAATTTAGAGCGGAAAGACAAGGTGGTGCTGGTGGTGATACATTAGCAGCAATAGCAGAATTATTACAAATAAGAATAACCTACACAAGAGCTTAATAGTATGCTAAATTTTGCACATGGAGCAGTTCAATGGTTAACAACACAGGCATTGAACACAACAATACCTGTCACAGGATTAGGTTTCATTCCTAAAGCAATTAGATTCTATTGGGTGGGTTTGCAATCGAACTCTCCAACAAACCTAAATTCAGAAGCAGTGAATGAAAGAAGGGGTGTTGGATTTGCTTCAAGTACAACATCAAGAGCATGTGTGGGCACATCTTCAATAGATAACTCAGCTGCTGCTGACTGTGGATCTATTTGGTCAAACACACAATGTGTCATCACAGTGGATGCCCTTACAGGTGCTAAAGATGGAGCTTTGGATATTAGTAGTATAGACACAGATGGATTTACATTAATTGTTGATGACGTAACCCCTGCTAACATAACTGTATTTTGGGAAGCATGGGGTGGGGATGATATAAGAAATGTAACAATAGGAGAAATAGCAGAACCAGCAGCAACTGGTATACAGACCTACACAGCCACTGGTTTTCAGGTATCAGCTAGCCAAGCATATCAAGATCAATGTGTAATGTTTGCTGGTGTACAAGCAGTGAGTGCCACTGATGTTGGTGAACAACAAGATTCTGGGCTACATGTAGGATTTCTTACTAGGAATGCGACAGATAATAATATTACAGTGTGTGGAAATTCTGATGATGCTTCAGCAACAATGGACACTGATGGATATAACTTTACAGGTGATTGTATATCCATGATTGTTATTGCTGGTGGAAACCCTAATGCAAGGGCTTCTCTCAGTTCTTGGAATAATAATACATTTCAATTAAACTGGTCACTTCGTACTACAACAAACCGTAGAAGCATCTATATGGCAATTAAAGGAGGATATTGGCAGGCTGGATCTATAACAATAGCAGGTAACACGCTTAACTCAACAGCCACAATAAGTGGGGTTCCTTTTAATATAAAAGGAGTTTCTTTAATAGGTGCTATGAAAACCATAAGTACAGCAGGCACATCCACTGTTCAAGACAGAATTGGATTTGGATCAGGAGTATCACCAACATCTAGAAACTCAGCTGCTGTATTAGATGAGAATGGTACTGCTAACGCTGAAATTGATTTAAGTGTGTATTATGATCAGGTGTTAGTATATCCAAGTGTCACTGGTACACTGCAAACAGCTTATGATATAAGTAGTTTAAGTGCTAATAGTTTAACATTAACAACAGATACAGCAGGTGGTGTTGCAAATGAATGGATTGGATATCTAATATTTGGCGATTTAAAAAGACCTGTTTCTGTAGGACATCCATTTATAGCTTAATTTATGTCATATATTTTTACACATATAAGCACAGATATATTAGATCCTGATATACATGGGTCAGATAAAGAAGTAACTTTTAAGTGTGAGAACTTTCTATACTATGCTCGCTGTTTTGAAGGACAGTTGCAATATGTAAAAGGGGAAAGACCTGATTCTTACCTAAATTGGCCAACACCTCCAACAGAAGCAGAGATAGATGCTCACCATGAACGTAGAAAAATATTCAATCAAGACCATTCTATAGTGCAAGGTTGGATTGATAGTTTATAAAATGTTTTAATTTTAAAATAATAAAAAATGATTGTCAGTTGTGAAGCTACTCCTTGTCCAGTGATACTGAGTGCCACTTGTGTTTTTTACAAGGGAGAGAATCTCATTTACACTGGCATCAATATGAACGACAACTTGCAAACTGCCCTTGAGAAAATCGATGGGAAGTTTCAAGATGTTGGGCTAGGATATATATTTGAGAATGGTATAATTCAACTTAGTCCAGGTCAGCCTGTAAGATTGGGTGGTTCTCTAATGCAGAACACCACAATCAATAGTGCAGGGTATACATTCACTATATCTGGATCAATTCAAAGTGGTGCACATATTACCACTGGGGGTACATCCTCACAATTTGTTAAAGGAGATGGATCTCTAGATTCAACAACATATCAACCTGCAGGTTCATATATTACAGGACTTACAGGGGATGGTATAGCATCTGGTCCAGGTAATGTACCATTGACACTAGCTACTGTAAATGCTAACCCTGGAACTTATGGAAATGCAGTTACAGTTCCTGTAGTTACAGTGAATGCAAAAGGATTGGTTACAAACATCACCCCTATTGCAATATCTATTCCTGCTGATTCAATTGTTCTTGTTGGAGATGTGAGTGCTGTTGGTGTAACTGGTACTAATATTACAGCAACACTAGCCACAGTTAACTCAAATGTATATGGATCAAACACATTCCTGAAGTTTGCAGTTAATGGTAAAGGACTAGTAACCTCTGCCACACCTGTTGTATTAGGAGATTTGACATCTGTTCTTGGGTTTATGCCTGTTCCAGATAGTAGAACTCTGACAATCAATGGATTAACAAAAGATTTAACAGCTGATAGAACCTGGAACGTAGGCACTGTAACCAGTGTACAAGCATCTGTACCACCAGCATTCTCTGTAACATCAGCTCCCATAACATCATTTGGTACAATAAATATTGTAGCTAATGGTGATACATCTCAGTATATAAGAGGTGATGGATCATTAGCAGCTTTTCCTGCAGTATCAACAACATCTGGTACTTCTGGTACTTCTGGTGTAAGTCCGTCAATTACAAACATATATAACTCAGATGGTACACTTACTGGTAATCGTGTGATGAGCCTTGATTCTAAGCGGTTAATATTTAGGGACACTAATGCTACCTTAACTAACTATACATATTCAGTTGGTGTGCCTACGGGTGTGACAGCACCTACTTGGCCATCGTCTTTTGTGTATGAAGGTCAGTATAATATTGTACCTGGAACGGGTCCTCAAATATTCAATACGAGAGTATGGGGAAGAAACACTTCAGCTACAAATAATAATCTTTGGGTTCAAGAAACCTTTGCAGATATTACTTCAGAATCTACTTCCTTTACTAACATTTATAATCAAACATTTTTTACAGGTAGAGGTAGTACATTAGATACATCTACTGCTACCGCTTCTGTAATGCGTGGGATTTGGTCAAATATTGGCCATAGATACGCTGGCTCTCAATCAACAACAGTACAGATTAATACAAATAATATACAAAGCTTTTACAGCACAATTGTTAATTATATTGGGAATGTAAGTAATGCTTATGGATATTTTTCTAGTCTGTCACAAGGTTCTTTAACCACATCGCAAACAAATACATTAACAAACCATTATGCTTTTTATGCAGAAGCAACAATAGGTTCTGCGAGTGGGGGCTCTTCTACTGTTACAAATTACTATGGTTTGTTTCTTAATACCCCAACTGTTGGGGCAACAGGTGTAATCACAAATCGATGGGGAGTATACGCTCCAGACTCCGCAATGAGTCACTACTTAAACGGGAATGTTGTCATTGGTACTACTACACTTGCTGGATATAAGCTAGATGTGTCTGGAACATCAAGATTGGCAAATACACTTTCTTCTGGATTCGGGACAATTATTTCAACCACTCAAACTCAGGCTAATTCTACAGACGTGGGCGATGGTGCTGTATCTGTATCTCATAGTATATCTGCAACATCAGCAACCAATGAACTTGTAATAAGAGCAATGTCATTTGGTAGCAACAACAACCTAACGGGTGGTGGAGCAGTTACCAATCATAGAGTATGGAACGTAGCATCTAGCACTCAAGCGGGAAGTATAACTACAGACCTTGACCAAATATTTATAGAGAGGGGTAATCAAGCTAATGGAACTGTAACAAATAATAGGGCTATACGTGTTAACACAATGCAAGGAACTAATAGGGCTGGGTTTGCCTGTGTTGCATTATCTGGAACCAATAATGTGTATGCACTACTTGGAACTGTTACAATACCTACTGGAAACTGGGGCATTCATCAAACACAGTCTAACTTTAACAACTACTTTGCAGGTAAGATTTTGATTGGCACTACCACTGATCCTGGATTAGGAGTATTGCACGCTGTTGGTGGTTTATCTACAGATTCGCCTGCTGGAGGTACTGCAAGAACATGGAAGCTTGGGCAATATAATGCAACTGCTCCCACTGCCACTGGATATATAGAGGTGGAAGTTAATGGGGTTCTTTATAAACTTTTAGCATCAACTTAAAATAATATATAAAATGGCAAAAACAATTACACCCATTAATGTATGGGTAAACGGACAAAACAAACAAGCAAAGATTTTAGATTCTTATGTAACTAGACTCACACTTAACCAATCTGCTAGATTCTATTGGGCAATTTTTGTAGAGAACACAGATGGCACACAAGGTGAGCAAGTGGCTGAAGGTAATTTGTCTATGGAAGGGGTAGACTATCAATCGTGGGAACAAGACACTTATGCTTGGGATTATATTTCAAGTAAACTTAATTTGACTATTACAGGGGAATTTGTACCGCCTGTACAAGAACAAAATCCTTAAATTAGATAATTTTCAGTACATTTGCTAAAATCTAATATATGGAATTAGTTGAATTAAAGGCTAAAGCCTATGATATCATTAGTCAGATTGAGTATTTACAGAAGCTGTTACAAGAAACTAATCAGCAAATTGCTGTGAAAATTCAAGAACAAGAAGCTATGAAGGGTGGTGAATAACCACCCTTTCTTATTTTATAACATCTATTACATCCTGAGTTGTTATTGATGTGTGACATTCAAACTGTCTGTCTGTTCCCTTATGTATAGGACACCAGTTCCAATCTCCTTTATCAAACTTGAAATTGGGATTGTTCCAACATCCATTGCATACATCTTTCTTCACCACTCTTGTACATGTAAACTCATGATCAGGTTGGGTGAAATTACTAATCATTATCACTTTTTTATCCATAGCCCATGCTAACCAGCTCAATCCTGAGCTTAGTCCTATGAAGAACTCAGAATGATGTATAACATTCATTGTGTTCTCTATAGATGTATCATCTATTTGAAGACAATTATTAAATGGGTTCTTCTCTTTAGATACATTTATCACACCATATCCCTGTTCTACCAGATAATCAATCACTCCCTGCCATCCTTCTTTGGTCCAGAACTTACACCCAGCTGTAGAATTTGTAGCTATGGTGACATATTTACCATATGGATTGTTACCAATTTGGTAACTTATTCTTGGTTTAATCTCTTGATAATCAAGACCTAAGATGTTAGCTGCACACTTTTGGAGGTTTACAGTGTTTGGTAAAGCTGGTTCTCTATCTGCATCATAGAACCAACCAATCTTATACATTGCGTACACATCTGGAATTACATCTCCTGGATTTACAAACTCCAGTTCTGGATAGACGTCCTGGAATAGGAAGTTCTTGAATGTGCTCACTATTACATGGCAGTTGTGTTTCTTTTTAAACTCTAAACAATAAGGTATCCAAGCAATATTATCTCCCAGAGAGTTGCTCTCAAATGCTATGTACACTCTCCTTCCTTCTAGATTCAGAACGTTTTCATATATAAGATCGTTATTCTCCCACACTCTGGTTATCCATCTGGTAAAATAACTTCTGTTTAGTTTCACCCAGCAGTTTGGTCCTATCTCATTAGCATAATACAGAGCTCCTTTATCATCATAAAAACACACCTTGAACTTGTTTACACTTGTTCCTTTGATTTCCAGGAATGGATGTTCAACAAAGTTTTGGGAAATAGTTACATTGCTCTTTGGTTTCTGTCTTGTTATAGGCAAGGTCACTATATACTTATATAACTCATTGTGCCCCATAGCAAAATGATAGGACGTATTGTTGATGGGAACAGTGTAGTCACATATAATTGTATCCAGATCTGTATCAATTGGTTGCAGATATGGAGTGAACATATCCTCATACTGAGGAAGGTTTCTTGCTATAATTGGTAGCTGATGGGAGATTGCTTCTCTCAACACCAATGGATTACATTCCCATGTACTATTGAACATGAATACGTCAGCAGCCTCAAGGAATGTTTCTGTATCATTTCTTTCTCCCCACACTATCACATTCTTTGGAACATCTTTCATTAATGGTTCCCAGTAGTGCTGGAAGTTTGGTGCCTGGTTTCCAACAAAATGAAACATCATGTGTGGGTACTTACGAGCTATTTCTAATCCTTCACCCTGATTCTTACCTGGAGTCCATAGTCCTATATTAACAACATGTTTCTTATCACTACTAAACCCAAGCTTCTGTCTAGCAGCCTGTCTTGTTTCAAATGATACAGGATTGATTTCTATGGGAAACTCCAATACTTGTTTGTAGCTAGGCATGTTTGCAAATGTCTTCAGATGATGGGGGGTACAGAAGGCATATGCTTCTGGGTGGTACATCTTATGTTTGTCTGGTTCAAACCACACATTGTGACAAGTTTCTACAATTCTCCAAGTTCTGTTGTTGTCATATAACTTAGCAAGTAGATCCTGAGGTATATGATTGTAACTATCAAATCCTTCTACTATCTCATCTATATGCACTATATCAATATTATTGTTTTTAATAATATCGATGATCTCATGTTTGTTATCTGATAAGGTGTAAAAATTATTCACCAGTTCTCTTATCTGGTTCTTCTGCACTACATATGCTGGACCATAATCTGTATATTCTACAACAAATATCTCTACGTTGCTGTATTTCTTCAGCACCTGTATACGTTTTAACAGGAATCCAGGCATACCACCTGTAGATAGGTGGGGTGCAAGGAACAGCACTTTCATAGACTTTTTCACTGTCTTTTCCAGTTCATGTATCATTTCGTGCATTACATTGCTCTTTTTCTCACCATGGAAAGCAAACAGATATTCTTTCTTAGCTGGAATCTTAAACCAGCTAGATATCTCTCTAGCTACACCAGTGAAGCCTAACTCATTATATATCTTGTCAATAGTATCAAGTGTACCATTTACATAAACGTATGGAAGTCCTGTAAGTATTTTCTTTTTCCAAAGAAGTATATTTACAATGGTTTCCTCATGGAATGGTGCATAGTATTGAGGATTCTTCATCACCTCAGGATGCTTACACATCCAATACCACTCATCCAGAAACTTTATACAATTAGTATTGGCTACAAAGTATCCAGTTTGTCTGTATTTGGTTCTGACGTATTGGTCTACACCAAACAACTCACATGCTGGAGCTTCTAGTGTCATGGATAAATCGTTCTTATCTTTAGCCGCACCTCTACCATTTGCAAACAAATATTCATATATCCCCTCTGTGAAATATGGATAGTCTACATTCTTTGGATAGAGGGAGAATATATTGTCTATGTATGGAGTGACAACACTATCACTGTCTATATATGCTACAGTGCGAGCATATCCTAATGTATCTTTTACAATAGCTGGGCGTTCTATCAATAGTCTATAAATATCACCATCTAATCTATCAATATAGTCAGATTTACTATTTGCTGACACTCTAGAGAACCAGTATCTAGTGGTAGCCCCATCTATATCAGCATCAAAGTTGATAGTGTACACCACTACGGGAATTTTGCTGAACTTATTTATAGATGCTACACAAGCTTTTGCTGTCTCCAAATAGGAAGATGTTGTACACAGGACATACACCTTATCCACCATACTCTCTAACATGGAATAATATCCATAGTACTCGTTGGTGAATATAGGAGTGAGGAAAGGATATCTCTCCTTCATCACTTCTTTAGTTAAGTCTGGCTGAAGATGGGTTTCATATATATTCCCATATTCCTCCCCATCCTGCTCCATGGTGTATGGAATAGCCACCATACATTCCTTATTCCAATAGCGTATGTTCTTAATAAGCTCCTGGGCTTTGGTGGTTTCTATATGTTCCAGAACATCTCCTAAAATAATAAAGTCGTAGTCCTTATAATCAAAATCGGTGATATCACCAATATAGACATTGTCATATTTCTGTCTCAGCTGAAACTGATTTACATACGGTTCCCATATTTCTATGGCATCCATTCTATATCCCAGATCTCTAAGTAGGTTGGAATATGTTCCTATCCCTGGTCCAACATCAAGTATTCTCTTACTAGTGGGAACGTTCTCAATGAACCACTGCCTCACCTCATCTTTGAAAAAGTTATAACTGTTTGGCATATAGGCAAATGTAGAAAAAATATTTGGTAGTTTCAAATAAAATACATAGTTTTGTTACCTAAGGGTGTACCTTCTACTTAATGCTATATTATGCCCAACAAGGGCATTTAAGTGACTATAATTACATAACACATCATTTCTTTTCGGAGGGAATGGTGTGTTTTTTATTTCCCATATAATGAAGATAAGTAATATAATTAATGTCCTTCTAGCTCTGTTTGTATTGATTCTCCTGTATAAGGCTGAATGTGGCAAGCCTGTTGTTCCAGGTAAGGATATTGTTGTGGGCGGTAAGACGTACGAAGTGATTAAACAAGTGATTGATACTCAATACGTTACAGTAAAAGAAACCAAATACAAAAAAGGAGAAGACATCTATCATGACACTACTATTTATGTATCTGTGCCTGTGCTTGACACTGCACAGATGCAGGAGGCCCTATCGAAGTATTACGCAAAAAACATCTTCCAAGACACCCTAAAGGTGGGTAAGTTTGGACAAATATATATTAAGGATACAGTTCAATATAATAAACTAGCAGGTAGATCAATGTCTGCAGATTTGATGTTCCCCTCAATAACCAACACAACCTTCGTTAAGGAAAAACCAAAAGCACAATTATTCCTAGGTGCTAGAATGGATTACCTACAAGGGGGCTCAGTTCAAAACCCAAGCGTGGGACTGATGCTCAAAACCAAACGTGATAGGTTATATGGAATTTCTGCAGGTGTGTCTCCAAATGGCCAACCTGTTTATGGAGCTAGTTTTTATATTAAACTTTAAAATAAAATGGAAAAAAAGAACTCAATTGTGCCCTCCTTCAGCTTTGAACAGTTTGTAAAAGAACCAGTAAAAGCGTTTCTTCTCATCACCCTGGCTGCTATTGGTTATCTCTATGTAGACTCCAAAGTGCAATATGGTGAACTCATTGAAAAGCAAAGTGCTAAGATTGAAAAGTTGGAATTGAAGATTGATGAGCTCACGGCTCAGCTAAAGAAATCAGACAGCATTGCTGCTGCTACCACTTCTAAACTTATTCTCTTACAAGAACTTGGCAAAATAAAATGAAATACAATTACATTCTAACGGTTGCTTTTCTCTTCACCTCTTGCATGGCAAAGGTGGCTGAGAAAAAAGAAGAGGTTGTTATTAAAACATCGTACGATAGTATTATAATAGCTTCACATAAATTACACGACTCTATTCTTGTGTACATCCCAAAGGTGGATGAGAAGATAGAGAAGCTTGAGAAGGGTATAGTTCACAAGGTGGAAGATTTAGAAAAGGAAAATCAGTCTTTAAAGAAGGAAGCAATGGTTGTAAAAACTGTTGTTGTCAGAGACACCATTTACATCAAGGAGAAAACAAACTTCTGGGGTAAGAAAAAAATTAGCACAGACAGCACACAATCTATAGACTCAACAATTATAGAACATGATTAAGAACTTTTTGTGGAGCCTCTTTTCAGAGGACGGAAAAATTAGCAGTAAGCGTTTCTTTGGAGGAATGGCTGCTACATCTTTATGTGTCACCTTATTGGCTAACAGTTTTAGTCATGGTGATGTTAAACCTTCTGATGTTTTGGTTGAGGCAACAGCAGCATTTGCTGCTCTTTCCCTGGGAATATCTGCATGGCAAACCATAAAAACAAACAAAAATGAATCTGGAGAGGCTTAGAACCAAAATTCCAGCTAACATTCTGGAAGAAATACCGTCTGTAATGGAGAAGTTCAAGATTGACACTCCTCTCAGACTAGCTCATTTCCTGGCACAATGTGCTCATGAATCTGGTAACTTTAGTAAGTTTACAGAGAACCTGAACTATTCTGCAGACGGTTTGCTTAAAGTGTTTCCTAGATACTTCAGGAAAGCTGATGGAACTCCTGACAAAGCTTTGGCTGATGCATATGCACGTAATCCAGAAAAGATTGGATCTAGAGTGTATGGTGGACGCATGGGAAATGGTCCAGAAGCTACGAAAGAGGGGTTCAAATTTAGAGGCAGGGGTGCAATTCAGCTGACAGGCAAGGATAATTATAAAGCATTTGACCAGTTTGTACCTGAAGATTTGATAGCTAGCCCTGAACTGGTGGCATCAAAATATCCATTGCTCTCTGCAGCATGGTTCTGGAATAGTGTAAAGATAAATGCTATTGCAGATAAAGGAACTACAGATGCTGTAGTTACAGAAGTGACTAGAAAGGTGAATGGTGGAACTCACGGACTTGCTGATCGCATATCCAAGTTCAAACTGTTCATAGCTGAACTATCGTAAATTAAAACTCAACAATATGAAAAAGATTAGAGAAGCTGGTGTATTTGGTGTAATAGGGTTTCTTGTAGCAACCCTCTTTCAAATAGCCATTTGGAAAACAGATGAAGGTAGACAATGGATCTACAATGGTGGACAGTGGTTAGTGTTCGCACTTACACCTTTTTACTCCCTGGTTGGTGCAGCCATTATGGTTGGATATATAGGGATTAAGGATAAGTTTTCAGCTAAGGATGATCAAGGGAACAGAATCTATTCTGCTTTCTGGTTGGTAGCTATCTTGTTGGAAATCATTAGTTTACTAATTGCACTTGAAGCAGTGCTTGAGGCATAATGCTGGTTAAACTTGCCATAGCCTTCCTCTTTATTGGGATGAATCTCATCCTAGCATATCATGATGCTGAGCGCATCAAACTCCATTTAAGGATATATCACGGAATAAACACTCTGGTGTATGCATTGCTCCTAGCCCCTGTGTACATATATCTGAAAGATTGGTTCTTTATAATAGGACTGTTATGTTTAAGAAGAGTGGTATTTGATACATCCTTAAACATTATGAGAGGGTTGAGGTTTGATTACATATCATCCTCCACTGGATCTTTAATAGACAAACTCTCCTATAGGTTTCAGGCTAAATATGGATATTTTCCATATTATGGAATTTTTATAATCATCACCATACTATCAATTATATTGTAATGGCAAAATCAAAATCATCAGGAGAGTCCAGAAAGATATCTTTTGGTAAAAGAAAAAAGGGCAAAGCTACCAAGACCAAAGGTCCAAAAGACAAAGCTGTATCTAAATACAGAGGTCAAGGAAAATAATCAATTTGATTATACTAAATTTAATTAACTCTGTTAATCGAATTTATTATAGCTCATTGCTAATCAAATATTAATGTATAGATTTGTAAACTTATGGCTATAATACCTAAACAAATAGGCTGGAGCCAGGAGTCTAATCTCCTGTGGGAACTTCTTAGGAAGACTGATAGACTTATTGGTGTAACTTCTAATGTAAACACTAATGTCAACGTAGACAGTGCTATTACATTTGCTCCTTCCACATCACAGGATGCCTTTGGTAGGCTTAGAGTTTCAGAACCTCTTACAATGTTTGATTCTAGCCATAGGTTTGATGATAATGATCTTTGGTCTACAGCCACTGCTACAAGCGGTGCAGCTGTATTTAATGCTAATCAAGGACTTGTAGATCTAAATGTTACAGCTGCTTCTGGATCTTCTGTTACAAGAGAAACAATCAAGGTGTTTGCTTATCAACCAGGTAAATCACTCCTGGTGATGAACACATTTGTAATGAGTGCTCCTAAAGCAGGTCTTACACAACGTGTTGGATATTATGGAGTTGAAAATGGATTCTATCTGGAACAAGCAAATAGTGACATAGCTTTTGTGAAAAGAAGCTATGTAACAGGATCTGTTGTAAATACACCAGTTTTACAAGCTGATTGGAATGTAGATAAGCTTGATGGTAACGGTCCTTCAGGACTTACACTTGATCTCACCAAGGCTCAGATACTTTGGATGGATTTAGAGTGGTTGGGTGTAGGATCTGTACGTATAGGATTTGTAATAAACGGACAGTTTATTTTATGCCATACGTTCCAACATGCTAACATCATCACTAGCACATATATTACAAGTGCATCATTACCTCTGCGTTACGAGATATTCAACACAGCTGGTACATCTGGAGCTAGTACATTGAAACAAATTTGTTCTACAGTGATTTCTGAGGGTGGTTATGAACTTAGAGGTGCACAGTTGTCTGCTGGCACATCTATTGTTGCACCAAGAACCTTTGCTTTACCAGGAACCTACTACCCTATTGTATCAATAAGACTTAAATCTACAAGACTAGATGCTATTGCAATTGCAACAGCTGTTTCTATTTTAGGACTAGGTAATGGTAAAAATTACCAGTGGAGAGTGGTGAATGGTGGTGTTACAACCACTGGAGGATCATGGTTAACTGCAGCAGCTGATTCTTCCGTAGAATATAATATTACAGCCACTTCTGCATCAGGAGGAAGAGTGTTAGCTAGTGGATTTGTTAATTCATCTAACCAAGGATCTCCTTCAATTAATATTCTCAAGGAAGCTCTTTTTGCTAATCAGCTTGAAAGAAATGGGTTAACAGGCACACCTTACGAGATTGTAGTAGAAATGGCTGTAGCCACAACATCTGGTGGTGAGGGTGCATATGCTTCTATAGATTGGGAAGAAATCAGTAGATAATAAATTTAATATATCATGTCAGTACCAAATAGACAAATAGGATGGAGTAATGAGGCTAATCTGCTTTATCAAATATCTAAGCAATTGGATCAATTGATTAAGGTGACAGCAGCATTGTCTACCACTACCACCACAACAACAGCAGCTCCATAGAGCAAACATAAAACCAACAACATCTACATATATGAGGGACTTAAAATTTATCTGTGAAGAATGGAAAATTATTCCAGAATTTGATGGATATGAAGTTAGTAGTCTAGGTAATGTTAGAGGCATAAACAGACTTAGAAAAGGTAAAAATGGACTATGTTTGCTAAAAGGAAAAGATTTAAAACAATCTTTTAATAAAAAAGGATATCCTGAGGTAAGGTTTCGTAAAGAAGGTTGTCACACTAGACTAGTTCATAAACTTGTGGCTAGTGCCTTTCTGACAAAACCTGAAGGTTGTACCCAGATTAACCATATTAATGGTGTAAAAACAGATAATAGGTTAGAAAACTTGGAGTGGGTTACTCAATCAGAAAATCAACTACATGCCTATAAACTTGGTTTACAACCTAGTAGAGCTGGTGAAGGAAATGGTAGAGCAAAACTTAATGATGAAAAGGTTACTGCTTTAAAAGAATTATATAATTCAGGAAAAAGTATAAAAGAGATTTCTAAAATAACAAACATAAATTTATATACTGTAAGACAAATTATTTATGGACAAACTTGGAAATCAAACACTACCAAAGTAGTTAGAAGAGATGAAAGATTTAAACCAACTATATAATGAGTAAAGAACTAAAATTCGTGACCGCCCAGCCCGATGATAACTATTACATCTGGCAAGTGCACATGTGGCTAGAAAGTCTGAAAACGCTTGGACATTCTGACAAAGCTATTGTTCTTGTTTTCACTCCCAACTTCAGAGAAAGGAATCAGGAATGGAAAAAGGTTGCTGACCTCTATCCAGAAGCTGAGTTCTTTTATGTAAAGGATGAGGATGAGATTAGCCAGATGCTCAAGGTTTACATTCCTGTATTACGTCCTTATTCTCTGATGAAATACTTCCAGGCTAATCCAGATATGGTGAATAAGGCAGTGTTTTATTGTGATAGTGATGTGGTGTTTACAGAGAACTTCAATGTAGATGCTTATCTGGAAGATGATGTATGCTATCTATCAGATACAAACAGTTATATAAGTGCCTCATATTTTGACAGCAAGGTGAAGGATGTACTTCCTGACAAGCTGAAAGAATATAAAACCAGGGATGTGCTGGCAGAAGTGACCAGCATGATTGGTATAACAAGAGAGATTTGTGAGCGCAATGAGGAAAATTCAGGCGGTGCACAGTATCTCCTGAAAAATATAGGTGCAAGTTTCTGGGAAAAGGTGTTGGGTGATTGCTTAATCATCAGAACCTATCTCAGAAATATAAATAAAGATTACTTCGAGAACGAGAGTAAAGGATATCAATCTTGGTGTGCGGACATGTGGGCTGTTCTCTGGAACCTCTGGTTGAGGGAACAAGAGACAAAGGTGATTCCAGAACTGGAATTTGCATGGAGCTCAGATCATATATCCAGACTTGAGAGAGTGGGCATCCTGCACAATGCAGGAATTGTAGGAGATAGTCAGGGTGACATTCCTACATTCTACAAGGGTAAATACCACACAGGGGATAATCCTTTTAAAGACCCACACATCTACGAGGTGCTTGATAGTGAGAAGAGTAGGACACTCTGCAACCACTACTACTTAAAACAATTATTCAACATTAAAAACAAATACAATTTAGATTATGGCCACAATTAACAAACGCCCTCTCAAAGCTTATGTACGCTTTGATGGTTCTGGGAGAGTAGTTCCCAGCAGCCTGATCCTCAGAAGGAAGAAGCCTAAGGTGGGAAATTGGACAGAGATTCCAGCATATGAGTGCTGCAATGAAACCACTACCACCACTACTAGCACTAGCACTAGCACTAGCACAACAACTACCACTACCACAGCAGGTCCACTATAAAATCTGACAAATCGTGAGTAATAAAAGGGATTTAAAAGCGTACGTTAGGTATGATGTTTTAAAAAGAGCCGTCCCTGGAAGTAATATTTTTAGCAAATATATACCAAAGATTGGTGACTGGGAAGAGATACCAGCATACAAGTGTTGTACTACTAACACCACCACTGCTGCGCCTATTCCTTTTATAAGTGTATGGAGAACTACATCTCCTGATGAATCTGTCACCCTTCCATATAATTTGGGTGGTGTATATGTTGGAACTATTGATTGGGGTGATGGAACTGTTACAGCAAATTCATATGCTAACAGAACACACACGTATGCTGTCCCTGGTGACTACACCATCACTATATCAGGAACCACTAGAGGGTGGTCTTTTGATGTTCATGGAGGAGACCCAACCAAGATGATAAGTGTATCTCAATGGGGTAATAGATTCAGATTAGGTAATGACGGTGGTTATTTTAGTGGATGTTCAAATTTAGATTTAAGTGGTGTCACCGATATACTAGACCTAACTGCTGCTAGTAATTTATCTTTTATGTTTTTTGGTTGTTCATCATTAACAACAGTGAACAGGATAAATGAGTGGAATGTTAGTAATGTCACTAATATGGAGGGTGTCTTTTATGATGCTACTCAGTTCAATCAGAATATAAGTGGGTGGAACACTTCTAGTGTCACCAATATGACATCTATGTTCCGAAATGCTTCATTGTTTAATCAAAACATTGGTGGATGGGATACATCTAGTGTCACAACCATGGAATCAATGTTTTTGGATGCAAGCAGTTTTAATCAAGATGTAAGTGGTTGGGACACATCAAGTGTGTTAAACATGAGACAAATGTTTGACAATTCAATCTTCAATCAACCGATAGGAATTTGGGATGTCAGTAATGTCACCAACATGAGTTTGATGTTCAACAGTACACCCTTCAACCAAAGTATTGGTGTATGGAACACTGTTGATGTTACAAACATGTCTGGCATGTTTAGTAATACACCTTTTAATCAGAATATAAGTGGATGGGATGTTAGCAATGTCTTTAATATGGGACAAATGTTTCAAAACGCAACAGCATTCAATCAAGATTTAAGTGGATGGTGTGTAACAAACATTCCTTCAACACCTACAGATTTTGCTACAGGTGCAACAGCGTGGGTGTTACCTAAACCAGTGTGGGGAACATGTCCTCCATAATAATTAAAACAAAAAGCAGTGGCAAATAAAACAGATTTAAAAGCCTATTTGAAATATGATGGATCTGGCAAGATGATTCCTGGTAGTCTCATCTTGAGTAGATCTAAACCTAAAGTGGGTGATTGGTCAGAAATTGATGCCTATAAATGTTGCAATGGACCAGCACCAACAATTTGCTCTAATTTCTGGATTAATCAAACAGTTAATTCAGAAAGTGCAGATACTCTTTATGCTTTAGGATCTGCAATAGACTCCAATTGTAATTCATTCATGTTGATGGTTGACTATTGGCTAAGTCCAAACAATCCCAACCAAAACTCTTATGTAAACTCTTTATTACAAAAGTTTAACGATGCTGGTGAGTTAGTTTGGAGTAGAACGTTTGATTTTGCAGAGAACGGTACAAGTCTATATATAGAAACTGAAACTATTGCTATAGATAAAGAGGATAATCCAATTTGTTTTTTTACTGTTTATGGTGGAGAACTTGATATTCTTACTACAACTGCTATTACAAAATTTGATAACGATGGCAATGAGTTGTGGTCTATTGTTTTAGATAGATCTGTTTATAGTGCTAATATAGAATATGTTGAAAGTGTAGCATTTGATGCAGCTAATAACATGTATGTTTCTTTTCTTATTCAACCTCTTGGTGGTATTGGTAATAATATTGTAATTGTTAGAAAAATTAGTCCAGCAGGCGTAGTGTTAGCATCAAAAACTGTAACATTTATCGATAATGTTTTTAGCCCTTTAATAAATGTAAATTCTGCTGGGGAGGTATATTTAGTTTGTACCACTCCAGATACTGATAAAAGTTATATTGTAAAATTAGACTCCTCATTAATTGAGATTTGGAATAAAAGTTTTTCAGCAGGTAATCTTTCAGGTGCATATGGTATTGCGTTTGATAAAGATGAGAATATAGTGCTTCAAATAGGAAATGGGGCCAACCAATCATATTATTCTAACCCTTTATATGGAGCATACATAAAGATGTCTCCCGAAGGAAATGTTATTTGGACTACTAAAATAAGCAACATCAATACTATATATGGTAATGAGTATGTTCTAGGAACCTTTCAACTTAATTCTGATGGTGATGGAAATATTTATATATCCTCATATCTTCCAAATACACCAATTCCAGGATACACTTTAACTTATAGTAGTTCTCCGTTAATAATAGCTAAGCTATTATCAAATGGATCTTTTGAATGGGCGTATATAATAGAAAGTCCTAATGATATAGCTGGTTATTTTTGGGGAAGCCCTATAGTGGGAAATTTGGTGAACAACTCTCTTGTTCTTGCATTCTATGATAACACTGATCCGTATAATGCTCAGCTTTTCAAACTCCCATTAACTCCTGTGGCTGATGGTGTATACGGTAGTTACAAATTTACAGACATCACTAACTTGTGGACAACATCAAGTCCCACACCTACATTTATTGATAGTGTAGCAAATTATTATGATGTACCCACAACTGTAATACCAATAACCTATCTAACATTTGAAGGAACCTACACAACAATAAACACACCATTATGAGTAATAGAAGAGACCTTAAATCTTATATTAGATATGACGGATCTGGTAGAGTGATTCCAGGAAGTAATATTCTTAATAGGTTTAAGCCAGGTGTAGGCAATTGGAAAGAAATTAATACTTACGAATGTTGCAACCCCTTACCTCTACCCTCAAACTGTATTGAGTTTGTTGTAGACACTACAGAGGGTACATTCTTTGGTTTTAGTTTTACCACTACAGGACCTATCAACTTCACTGTTGATTGGGGTGATGGTACTACACATGTAGACGCAGGATTTGGTGGATATGATTATGAAGAACATACTTTTCCAGAGTCTGATACCCAGTACACTGTTAGAGTGTGCTTTGATGATATAAATAGTGTTATTGAATTTACCTCTTCACCTGATTAAACTTAAAACATGGCACAAATAGTATCAATAACAGGCTTACAGAATCTTGTAAACCTACAAAGAATTTATATAGATTGGAATAGTTTTCAATCTGTTAATTTGTCCAATCTTCCTAATCTAGTAGAGGTTGACATTAGTGACTGTGATATTCCTGGAACTAACACTAGCAGTTTAACATCTGTTAACTTTTCAGGATCTACAGCCATTCAGCAACTTCGTCTTGATGATAGCAACTTCTCTGGAGGAGTTCCTAATTTATCAGCGCTCACTGCTCTTGAAACATTAGACTTAGACCAATGTGATATTTCTGGTGTATTAGATCTTTCTGGACTTACATCTTTGATTAATTTAGACGTGTCTGGAAATCTAGCAATGACATCAGTGGTAATAGCTGATTCACAACCTATTACAGACTTTAATGGAATTGAGTGTGCTTTAACAGAAACAGCTGTAGATGACATTCTTGTTGTATTAAGCAACAATGGTCAGGCAGGTGGAAATGTTGATCTTTCTGAGGGAACAAGCGCTCCTCCAAGTGCTACAGGACTAGCTGCAAAAGCTGTTCTTGAGGGCAATGGATGGGTAGTGAATGTAAATTAATAAACTAACAAAATGGCAAAATCATTATTTCCTTCAGAGATGTTGAACAGTGGAGCTGGTGAAATGACGCTTGAAGGCATTGCTGGAAAGCTCACCTACTTCCATGAGCAATTGCATCTATTACATTGGAACACAACTAGTTATGCAGAACACCAAGCTCTTGGAGGATTGTATGATTATGTACATGACTTTAAAGATGGGGTAGTTGAGAAGCTTATGGGCTATACAGGTAAACGTCCTGCACCTTATAAAATAGAACCTCTAATAAACTGTACAGGAAATGAATGTGTGGCAAATCTTTTATCTTTTGCATCTAGTTTAAAAAGCTATGCAGAGAGTAATGGCTATCACGACATATCAAACCTCGCTGATTCTCTCTCTGGAGAAGCTGCAAAAACCAAATATCTATTAACTCTTAGTTAATGCAATTACACAGAAAGTTCTTTCCTCCTGTAATGCAGGATAACGAACTAGCATATTTCTCTCATCTACAGGGTGTAATAGACTCTGTAGATGAGCTTTCAATATTGGAAGTGACAAAGCACCCTAATGCATACCATTTTAGGCTTGCTCCCTCCCTTCCAAAATACAACCAATTATTGCTGGAAGAAATATTAAAACTCCATAACCTATTACAAATTAAATTGAATTTGTCAAAGAGCATAAAAAGCTCAGCAACAATTGTTTTTGAAATAGAAATATGAAAAACCTAATACTTATTGTATTATTAATTGCTTTACCGTTTTCCTGTCAAAAGGAACCTAGTAGAGTTATTTATCCTCCAGAAATTTGTAACTTTGGAGAATTGGATAATGCTGTATATCCCAGAGAGGAGTTTGAACTTGCCAGATCTGGATCTGTACGTATAAAAGATTCAGATAGAGATGGGGTGGCTGATAATATAGATAACTGTCCCAGAAAAGCCAATGCTGACCAAAAGGACAGTGATGGAGATGGTATAGGAGATGTCTGTGACAGCTCTCCTTTCTCTGTACCAGTGACAACACAGGGTGTAATTCTTCTAGATTTTGATGGGTATTATTTAAATAGTCCATCCTGGAACAATGGTATTCCTATTCAGTGTCAGCCTAGTGGTCTCTATCCAGCAGATGTACAAACAATATTAGATAGTGTATCCAAAGACTACAATAGATTCAATCTTATTGTCACTACAGATGAGAACGTATACAATGCTGCCAATAGATATAAAAGAATGAGGATCGTTGTTACAACATCGAGTGAGATATATCCAGGGGTGGCAGGTATAGCATATAGAGGAAGTATGTTCTGGGGAAGCGAAACTCCAGGATTTGTATTCTCCAACACCATGTCATTTAATCCATTGAGAATCAGAGTGACTGTTTCCCATGAATCTGGACATACAATAGGCTTACAACATCAGGCCCAATATGACGCAAACTGCAATCTACTATATACATATAAACCATGTGACTACCTATCTGGACCTATAATGGGATCTATAGGAGGTAATTGTCTTCCTCTCTGGTGGGTGGGACCAACTCCTACAGCATGTACAGATATACAGAATGACAGTGCTATAATTAAGGCTAATGTAGGGGTAAAATAAATTTGGTGAATTCATAAAAATTACATACATTCGCTCCTAAAACCAAAAATTTAGTATATGGAAATTGTAAAAGACGAACAAACACAGCAACCCAGCTATGACCCAAACAAGAAGTATACATGGTCACAGGATGATCTATTTGTCGTATCTGGAGGTGAATTTGGTGTATTATTAAACGCTCTTCGTGCTGTCCTAAACACTCCAGAATCCCAGAGAATCCTTCTAGCTGACAAGGCTAATCAAATTGTTGAACAAGCCCTGGCTAGAGCTGTAGAAAATGGTGTTGTTAAGGAAGTTCCTGAAGAAGATAAAAGCTCATTATAATGGCAAAGGAAATGATCAAACGCAAAGATGGAAGTGTTTCTCAGAGAGGTCTCTGGGATAACTTGAGAAGCAAAGCTGCTAAAAATAAAGCAACTGGTGCTAAACCTAAGGCTCCTAGTAAAGCCATGTTATCTCAGGAGAAAAAGATCAAAGCTAAAGGAAAATGATATTAGCTATTAGTAGTGAAAGTAAACAAAAATACTTCTCTGAGAAACAAAAAGGAGGAGTTATTTACAAAATTACTAATGGGATAGATGGTAAGTTTTATATAGGGAGTACAAACAATTTAATAAAAAGGTATTACACCCATGTAAATCATATAAGAACTGGTAAGAATAGTTGTGTAAAACTAATCAGAGCAGTTAATAAACATGGAGAGAACCACTTTAAGTTTGAGATTGTTTGTGAATGTCCTACTGAAGAGATTCTTAAAACAGAACAAGAATATATTGACAATCTAAAGCCACACTATAATGTAGCTAAGATTGCTGGTAGTAATCTTGGGATAAAGAGAACTGAAGAAACAAAGCTTAAAAAGTCAGCTTCTCAGAAGGAAAACTGGAAAGATGAAACCTATAGGACTAAACACCTAGAGAACTTATCAAAGAACTGGAAGGCTGGGGCTAATCATAGAATGGCTAAGCTTACAGAAGAACAGGTCATTGAGATTAAGAAACA